AAAAAAACTCATGGATTCACGAGGGCTTACCGAGTTGTCGTGCACGAAGTACAAGACCGGAACGACCTCCGGCTTGGTCGACCTTCCGTCGGACTTCAAGGACGGATAGCTCGAAGGGGTTGGCGACCAATAAGCCCGCGCTTACGCCCCCGAACAAACGGTTTCTTGTAACGAAAGCGTAACCGTCACGAAAGGCGCCATCTACTTGACGACGCAAAAATCACATGGGCGAACAAGCAAGGCCACGGGGAATCCTACAACTTACGGACGCTACGTCCGGACCAACTTCCTATTCCGTCCTTTCTTGGGACCGACGTCATCCCCGGGGAGCCAACTACGGATCACGTCTGGGGATACCCAGAGTAAGAACTTCTACGTTCCCTATCCTTACGTCCCAACGAATGATTTCCGAAGGGCGTCGAACCGGGATGGTGCCCTGTCTTGTACCAAAGAACTTTTGTTCGGCGTCGCCTACGACGGAAAGTTAAGAATCTTCGACTCCAAGAACTCGGTAACTCGTGGGTGGGACTCGCCGACAAAGAACACCAACCAAAAATAGCTTCAGTCGATCGGTTGAAAAGTAAATGAATTTGTTTCAAGTTCTCCCCCCAGACCTCGTCTTCGAAATCGCAAAGAACACAAGTGACGCTGAAGACTACTTGGCGTTCATTTCCTGTTGTAAGTCGTTCTACCTCACGTCGAAGGACTATTCGTTCCGCCCGGAATCGAAAGGATTGATCTTCAACAACTACAAATTGTCTCGTTTTCAACGGGACGTTTTGGACGGGATTGAACCCAACGTAATCTACAAGATCCCGTCGATCGTTGACCGAATGATCGTCTCTTTAGTCCACTGTTCTCGACTCGAATCTTCTTGCTTGGTCGTCCCCGACAGGTACAAGAAGCACTGCCAGAAATGGGAGAAACAACTTGGACTCAAAGTACCCGTCGAACTACGTCGGTCGGACAAACTCGACGGGTACGAAAACTTGATCTTCTGCGAAGTGTCGATTGGAACGGACACGTTCGAACGGGCCCTTTGCAAAGTCACCTCCCAAAACGTCTTCTTGTTTTCGCGTACGGGACACGTCCCTGGGGAAATAAGGGGCGTCGTCGAAAAACCCGTCGTGAGCGCCGACGTTAAGTTTTTATTGTTCAAGTTCAGGACGTTCGATTGTGTACCCTCTTCCAAGTACGACGTTGAGTACCGTCCCGTCATTTTAGGCGGCGAAGGGTACTACGGAACGCATGATACCCTACAAGAATTAACGATAAAAGTTGGGGACTGTTCGTTGGTCTGCTTCGACAAGAAGACTCTCGATTCGGCCTCAGTCCACCCCGGGGTGACGAAGCTCTTGGTTTCCAACAAAACTTTCGAAGTCCCGAAAGGACTCCTCGTCATCTACATAGGCGAAACGAAACCGTCCGAATCGCGCTTTAGAAACTACGTAGCCCGAATTTCCCACCAACGCAACTTGGTCGTCTGGCTCGTCTCCCGTTCTTATTACGTCTTTTCTTTGGTTCCCAACCAGGACTTGGTTGACGACTTCGTCGAGTTCACGGGATCGGGGAAGACCGTCAAGGAGAAATTCGACCCAAAGGATTTTCAAAGAGAACTCACCCCGCAAGAAATGGTCGTCTTGACTCGTTCTTGTCGGTCGAAAAAACTGGCCCTCGAGTGGCTCAAAAGTTAGACGATTCGATCGGATCGTTTCACAAAAGGTTTTCGACGAAGGACGTAAGTTTCTTTCTCTCGGGTTCCCACGGGTCGAAGTTGACGTCGTACCCAAACTTTCGTATTAGCTCACGGGCCGGCCCGTGAGCATCCTTCCTCTTCGAACTTGCTAGAGAAAAGATCAAGTAATGGTGGAACGAGTAGTCGTACGGAAAATCCAAGAACCCCAAAAAATTCGCCGGAGTGAACGCAAACAAACCCGGGTCGAACAAAGCAAGACAAAGATCCTTTTTTGTTCTCTTCGACGCCTTCGCAATTATTCCGCGTATAAAATCGAACTTCATTCCTTGGGGCATTGTTCGGATTTCCCTTACCTCAGAATCAACAAAGTAGACGATGGCCAACGAGTTCAACTTTGGGTACTTGTCGAGACAGAATCCAGAATAAGAGACCGGATCGACGACTTCCGAAAAGCTCCTTGAAAAGTTCCCCTTACTCATCTCATTCCAGTTCTCGGAGGCGCAAACTCGGGCCAAGTCGACGGACTCGTAATCCGGTTGGTCGACGGCCTCCCTCAAAAATCCGCGAAAAGAATGTTCGTTCCTCTCCAGGCCAGGGAACGAGGCAAACCCCGACTTCAGGGAAATCCAATAGAAGATTCGTCCGTATTCCTCGTCCGTAAAGTTGAAAAGGTTTCGCAGGACGAGTTTTGCGCGATGTCTTCCCCCTTTTTTAACATATTCAATACAATCCTCGACGGTTCCCGAACACGCGTTCACGGCGGCCGACGGGTCGTAGACCATCCTTACGAAGTGTTCGAAATTCTTCTTCGCGCAAGTCAAGTTACAGAACGCCGCAATCTCCGGGGTCGCCGAGTTAATGTAACTTCGAATCGTTTCCCTTTCCTCCTTACCCATTCCCGACGTGTCCTTCCAGATGGCGACTAAAAGGTCAACGTTACACGATGAAACCGCACAACAAATCACGTCGAAGTACAACTGCGTATTCATTTGGTCGCAAAAATTCGTCCGTGGGAATGGTTCCAAGTAGATCTACTTGGTTAGAGTTTTGGGGTTATTGCCGTCCGCCGAAACGAACACGCTTCCCGGATTTCAGTCCAGAGTTTTTCGAACTCCCTTTCCGAAGAAACGAGATCGTCGAGGATGGCCGACTTGTAGCAGTCGTCAAACCCCATGCGTTTTCCCTTGTATTCCCAGATTCGCAAGGAACGGACTTCCGTGTTGTAGTGGTTGAGGATTTGGTCGAATTCAAAAACGTCGTACGTCGCCTTTCCGTACGACCCGTCTTCCCTCCTTTCGAAGAAGATGCGGACGGCTGTACTCGACGCACACGCGTAAGGGGTCGTTGTAATTTCCCCGTCGAAGTACTCAATCTCCCTGACCGTTGAGTTCTTGCAGTAGGGAGGTCGGAACCGTACGCTCGCCGTAACGGGATTGCACGCCTCAACGATGACCCGTTGTGTTTCCAAGTCGTTGAGAATGTTAAAGGAGTGCGACGACCGGAAGTCGGAAAAGACGTGAACGCGGGCGCCCGAGTACGTCTCCGGCGTTGGAAACCCATACTTCTTTTCAACGTTGAACGACAACCTTGGGTCGAAGTCGCAAGAGCTCAACTTGCACGACCAAAGGTTGAGTTCCAAGTTGGGGAAGAGGCCGTTGACCAGTTTGAGTTGGTGGTAGGACCACGTCCCCCCGACGATGACGAGGACGTCGTCCTTTTCCGGTCGTATCTTCGATAGGAATTGTAACAAGGACAGAAAGGTCGACTCGTTCTCGTTTTTGATGCTGGCGTACTCACGGTGCATGAAGAAGGGTTTCCTCTTGTAGTTTTCGTCGAGGACCGTCAAATCTTTCCGGAAGAAGAAGGCCTCGTCGTAACTTGACTTCACGTTCTCGAAGAACGCCATTTCTTTCGACGAACGTAAATCGTCGGCCGTGGGGAGGGGCAAAAGAAATCCAGCAAAGAGTGCCATTTTACTTTCGAAAAGACCAACAAACTTTACGTATAATCCACCGTTCGGTGGACTTAACTGTTTTCTTGGAGTGAGTTGTGGATGTAGGCGAGGGTAACGATGGCGTGTTCTGGACTGAGTTGGGAGAGGTTGTAGACGCCGGAGTACTCGGCTGCGTCCACGACGGGACCGCCCACCGACACGAAGAATTTGGCGAGTTCAAATTGACTTCTCTCGTCCGTGATTTCGTCTGGGGAGAACTCGTTTTCGAGGATTGACGCGTACGTCAACGCGTCGTCAGGGGAACCCCCTTCCCTCCTAATCTTTTTGACCTTCTTTTTGATCTTTTCGAGAACTCGCTTTCTTGCGGAGCCCGACAAGTCGGCAAGCAACGACTCGGCGTTTTTATATTCGTTACTTTGGATTACGTACAACGTTCCCTTATCGGAGAACACGACGCGATAGTCTTCCAAAAGAAGGAGGGGTTCGCCCTTGCACTTGCCCACGCAAACGGGTTGCGTCGTGAACGGCTTCTTCTCTCGTTTCAAAATTATCCTTTCCAGTCGGTCGGGGTCCATGACGGACGCCTTCTTGAGTTTTCCCTTCAAGTACTTGAAGTCTTGGTCGTAGTATTTGCCCGAAACCGCCCGAGCCAAGTTCTTGATCCTCGCGGGGTACTTTCTCTCGTGGTTCGACTTGAAAAACTTCTCCCAATATGGGACTGAGTAATACGGCTGAATCCAAGTTCCCACCAAGGAGAGCTGGAACCTGTCCAAGACGAGTCCGTAGGAAACACACTTCCTCAACGTCTTCTTCCAAACCTCCCCAGCGATTCCACCTTTCGAACAACGGACACAAAGTTCGTTTATTAAAGGGTAGGACGGAAGGGCGACGTCCTGGACGAAGTCGACAAACGCCCGTTCCTCGTAGAACTGGAGAGCCAGAAACGGAACGACGGAATCAACTTCAACCCTCGACGTTACGTTTTCGAACGAGAGTTTGTTTCGAAAAGTGGAATACGACCTCGACTTCACCAAGAACTTGTACTGCATTTCGGTCACACGTTGTGTTCCCGACGCGTCGGTTATTTTTAAATTTAAATTTAATTCGCTTCGTCCGAGCAAGGCGGAGTAGTAGAAGGATGGTTTCAGAACGATGATTTTGTAAAGGTCAGCGTAGGATCCAAGCCAGTCCAAGACGGACCGTGTGTCGACGAACTCCGACGTCCCAACGAACGGTTGGGTTGCGTCGGCGCCAAACTCCTTTAGGATGACAATCAACTTCCAAAAAAGACTGTCCTCTTGGACGTATTCGATCCGATGGGTTTTTATGAGGGCGCCGAGGAAGTGGATTTTGACGGGACCGTCGTCAACGTAAAAATTGACCTTGGCTTTGTGTCGCAAAGCCAACGCGACGGAGTACAAGTCGAACTCGTTTTCCATCCTCATGGCGTGTTCGATGAGTACTTCGGTGGGATCGGCCCGTCCGTCCTCGTACAGCAACTCCAAAACTTGAAGGATTTCCGGCGTTACGGGAAGTCGGTAGAACTCGTCGAGGGTCTGACGGGGAAGTCTTGAATGTTTTGGAAACAAATTAACTTTCTGGAAAGTCGTCAACATTTACTTTGGAATAAAGTAAATGAGTTCGAATTTGCCCCCGAAGACGTTGAGTCAGCGGGTGACCGGGGAGTTGACGACCGCCCAAATCCTCGTCGGGGCCATCGTCGCCATCGTCATCTCAAGTCTTTGGCTCAACGTCCTGACGAATTTCTTTTTCAACACTTTGAAACTTGACAAGGACTCGTCGTACACCGCCTTGATCATCGCCCTTTCGATTACGATTTTCTTCTTCATTATTTTGAGTTCGGTTGGGTCGATATCCCGTCAAGTCATTTTGGGTGGCGTCGACAACCAAAACACGACGTCGGAACTTCTGGGTGGGAACGAGGAAGTCACGAAAATTTACACCCCCCGGTGCGCTTGAAAAATGGTTAGACCTAACCATTTTAAATAATAAATCTACTGAGGGAACGAAGTGATCGAAGTAAATGGAAGTAACGGAAGATGAAATCGTTTTGGCGTGCGAAGTTTGCGTCGAGGAGGGCGACTACGACTCCCTCGAAGAACTCCTCGACGCCACGAACTTGGACGACATGACCCTTTCGGAAGTAAGGAACTTATACTATTTTCTCGTGAGGTCGTGTCGGGATTTTTCTCGCGACGAACTCGTCGTTCCCATCTCGGACTACTTCAAGAGAAATTTGGTTCAAGGGGTCGTGATTGAGACGTTCCTTTTCTCGGAACCAAACGCTGAAGACGTCCTCGAGTACTTTTACTCACACAACGGAAGGAAGTTTGGGTTCTACGTTGAAGCGTTGTTTTCGTTGTCGATGCACGCCGAACTTGAACTCATCTTCTCCCGACTGAAGAGGATTGCCCTCGACAAGGGCGAAGTCACGTATAAAACGTGTCAAGTTCTCCTCGAAAGTCTTTACAGGTTGTCGGAGGATGAAGTTCCCTTTGGGGAAGTCGTTGAAGAACTCCTCAAAGATTTGGCGGCGCAAGTTGCCCCCGTTTCCGACGCCCCCGCCCACGTCCTTGACCCGACGGAGTTTGGCTTCGACTCAGTCCCAACTTTCGACTCGTTGGTTTCTTCGTTGCCTGTCCCTCCCGTCGAGTTCCCCCGGACTAAAACTCGTTACGAAGAAATCAAGGAGGTGGCAGAGTCGATGGCGAAGGAGAAGTACGACGCCGACGAAATCCCCCTCCACTCGGTCCCCTCGAAGACGCAAGAAATCGTCGACGAAATCCTCAACTTCGACCTCGAAGAATTCAGTTCGTTTCTCGAGGCGCACAACAAGAAGGAATGGGAACGATCCCTTCAAACGGACGTTGACGTCTTCCGAGTGCTTGGTCCGTGCCACCCGAAAGTCGGGCAGTACGGGTTGGACACGAACGATCCGTATCCATGTCGAAGGTGGGGTGGGTGCCGTATGTTGACTTGCGTTGAAAACGAGACGGAGGACGACGAAGAACGACTACGCTACTCCCACCCAGAGATGATCGAATGGTTCACTGGGTCTTGTGACCGGTGTTCGAAAACCATCCTCAAGAAGTATTGGGCGTTCAGGATCCTCCTTGAGTCCGGCGGGTTCAAGGGGTGCTATTGTTCGAAGGAACACGCCGTTTTGGACTGCATCGATTGGGGTCAACCCGGCGCCAAGATGTTGACGGAAAAAGCCCTGACGGAATTGACCCTGACGGGTATCTACGACCGTGACGAGACGTCCAACACCCCCTCTCTCTCTTCCAAACCCGACTACACGAAGGAAATGATCCAGTTCATGGAATATCTTAAAACAGTTACTCCGATTGAACCCGAACAAGAAATAGATTTAGCAGAGTAAATAACGAAGATCTTCGTTAAAAGGAATCTTAATGTCGAACTATGAAATCTCAAGGAGACTCCTCGATATGGGAAAACGGGAGGATGGAAAAATAACCCACTGTCTTTTGTCGGGGGACCCCATCTTCTACAGTTTCGAGGACGCGACGGAAATGCGAGGGTTGTATTCTTCGTATCTTGAACAACGTCGCCCATACTGCGGGGTGGACGACGCCGTCGCCCTTGAAGTCGCCGAAATCGCCGGCGAGTACGTACCCGCCGTTTTCTACTTTCGTTCGTTGATTTGTTTGGATGGTGCCGACGACATGAGCCACAACGTTCCCGTGATAATGGCTTCAGCGTTGTCAAGGTCGGTCAGGTGCATGGGCAAGTTTTCTCGCGTCCCCGTCTACGACGACTCGAAGTTGAACTGCGTCGTCCTCAACCGTATCCGTCAAGACGGCGAATACGACGTAATGGACATCATCTTCCACTTCCCCGACATCGTCGAGAAGAAAGAAGTTATCAAGGAGGAGTTGTACCCCGTCGTCTGCAGGGAACTTAGTTCGAGAAAATTCGAACAACGCATCGACTTCCAACGGTCGATGGTGTTTTCGTACTACGACGACCCCGTCCCCTTGTACGGGTCCGCGACTGAGGAAGACGCTGTCCCGTTCAGTTACTCGGGGGTCGTCACTTGTGGGACGGATTCCAAGTTGTTGCTTGAACCGATCGAAAACTTCTTCCCCCTTGAGGTTTCCGCGTTGTACAAGAGGGGTTACATTACGGAAACGGAAAAACTCGAATGCCAGGCCACCCCCGAACAACTTCCCGAGTACTGGATTCCCGCCATCCTTTCCCTTCACGGACACGAAAAGGCCACGTCGAGGATTACCAACGACCCACCCCAGGTGCCTACAAAGTACACGATCGAGGGCTTCTCGAGGTCGAACGGCGACTACGAAGCCTTCGAGAAACGCGAACTTGAGACGAAGAGTCTTAGGAACTTCATCGACTGTTGGAACCCGTGGCGTATCGACCACGAAACCGAATGGATCCTAATTGGAGAGGCGATTTTCAACATCTACGACGCCGACACAATTGGAACCGTGATTTGGCGTGAAATCACGAACGAACTCATCGCCAAAAGAAAGCAGCGACTTGAAGAATTTGGTCTGACCGAGGACGGCGAGCTCCTCAACCCCCTCACGGACGATCCCGAAGAACAAAAGACCATCCTCAACAAGTTGTACGACAACGCCGCCTTCAAAGTTCCGGGCTTGACCGACATCACCGAAAGGAATAGAAAACAAAAGACGAAGAAGACCGCCGTACCCGCCTTCATCAACGAAGGAGGGACAAGCATCTACCGAAAGTACTACTACAAGTTCGTGCCAGGAAGGCAGACGTTGAAGTCCGTCGCAAGCAACGCAAGGGAGGACGACGCCACGAAGTACGCCCACATGCACATGGAGTGGTGTAAAAACGCGTTCGAGGACTCGACGAGTTGCCGTGACACCCACATTGCCCGTGCCCTCTACCGCTACCTTTGGCTCGACTGGTTCTGCGAAACCATAAAAGACAACGTCGTTAATTTTTATTACTTACACAACAACCGTATACACTACGATCCCGGGCAAGTACGTTTGAAGAACATCATCGTCACGGACTTCGTCGGGGTTTTCAAGAAGATGAAGGACTCCATCAAAAAGGAGAAGGACGTTTCCCAAGGGGACAAGAAGGTTAAGGGAGAGAACCTCCTCACGAAAATCGAGAAAGTCATCGACTGCCTTGAAAACAACGGTCCGAAGAAACGGTACATTTCCGAGTCCTCCATCTTCTTTAACGTCAGTCGGGCGAGTAGTTTTTTCAACGAGAACTGCGACTTAACTTGTGTCAACACGGGAGTTCTAGTCGCTGGACCGAAGGGTATCCTCTTCCGAAAGGGAAGGCTTGAAGACTTCATCACGAAAAGGACGGCCGCCTTCTACCTCGACGACATCCAAACGACCGACCCCGGCGTCAAGGCCATCATGAAGTGGACTTACGAAACGTTCCTCAAGGACACCGAGATGATCCATTGGTGGTGGATGTTCTTCTCAAGTATGTTACGCGGTGGGAACGACGACAAGATCTTCCCCTACGTTCACGGAGAAAAGGGTAACGAAGGAAAGTCCGCTTGGGTCGCCTTCTTCGACACGATCTTCGGCGAGTACTCGTGGCACGTCGACATCAGCTACTTCACGGACTCCCCCAAGGACGCCAACTCCGCAACGCCCGTTACGGCGAGTTTGAAGGGAACCCGTTTGATTTGGGTTGAAGAAGCCGAAGACACGAAACCCATCCAAGCCGGACCCCTGAAAAAGAAGACAGGCAAAGACAAACTCCCCGAACGTGGCCTCTTCAAGGACGCCGGAGTCATGACGTTCCAAGGAACGTTCGTTGGCGTTGGTAACGACATCCCCCCGATCTCCAACGCCGGCCTTCCCGTGAAAGAACGGTTGTGCGTCGTCCCCATTCTAAGTCAACGGTCCGCCGACGCACCCAAAGACGTCGACGAACAATACCGACTAAAACTCTTCCCCCGAGACAACGCCTTCGACCGCGAAATCGAATACTTGGGTTCGGCTGGACTTACCATGCTCGTTCAGTACTACGGTGAGTACATCGAACGAAACATCAAGAACTACCCGAAGAAGATCAGGAAGTACACCGACCGTTATTGGGAAGACAAGGACAAGTACTACCGATTCACCAAGGACGAAGTCGACGTCACCAACAACAAAGACGACGTCCTGAAGTTATCCGACCTCTACGAATCCTTCAAGGATTGGCATGAGAAAATGTACCCGAAGACCCCCATCCCGAACAACGACGAACTCCGACGAGAGTTAAGAAACCGTTGGGGAAAGATGAAGAACGGCAACTTCCTTGGCGTCAAACTCAAGAAACAACAACGAAGAAACCGCCGTGGACCCGTCGCCAAGTACGACCACGACGACGGAATTGAGAACATCTAACCGTTTCGATCGAAACAAAAAATGCGTCCAATCACCTCCTTCTACGCGACCGTTACTTCGTTCCTTTTGGTCGACATCTTTCTTCACGACAATTTCCACGTCGGAATTGTCGTACTTTCCGCCTTGTGCTTTCTCTTTCTTGCTCTGCGCTAAACGTACCGATCGGTACATTATTTGAACAGAAGGTGATAATTTTCGACACCGTACTCGGGATCAAGAAAGAAGGGAACGAAATCCTTCCATTCCGATTCCTTCAATTTCTTTACAAAACAAGGATAGTACTTTTGGAAGAGGTATTGAGTGTCGAACTTGCCGAACAATTGTTGACTAAGGATCAATCGTGTGATCGCGTACCCGACGAAGGAAGTGAAGTCGACGGATTGAAATTGTTGAAGATACGACACAGACTCGGGAACGGTACCCTTACATCCCTTCACTTCACTCAGGAAATCCAAATTATATATAATATATTTTTTATTATTATTATAATTTATTATTTCATAATCCAATTCGCATACCATTCCGCCGTCGGGCGTCAACGTCGCGTTCCCTTCGATGCGAGGAAGAGAACCACTAGGAAGAGAGAAGACGGGGATTTGATTCGACGTACCCTCTTTCCACCTAATTTCCTTGAAAATTTCGATCCCTTGTTGTCGAATGATGAAGGAATAGTCGATGGACTTTTGTTCTCCCTTTTTGCGTACGGTAACGATCGTCGTCGTTCCTTCAACTCTCCAAGTTATTTCGGTTCCGTCCTTGTACGTGGATCCGTTCGACGCGACGTAGTACCCGTTGACCAAGATCAAGGTTAGGTCGATCGAACCCGAAGAAAACACAATGGAGAGCTGGTCACCTCTCATTCGTACGGTCACGTCAAGGGTTGTTAATCCGTAGTCCTGAGGGTTCGCGTACTGGTACTGGTCGCCGAGTTCGGGAACGAAGTCCGTCGTGAACGACCTTTCCGAAGTTAGGTAACTTGTCCGCCAGAAATTTTGTCGACTCGTTCCCTTTCCAATTTTAACGAAGAATCCGGGACTCAACACTTCAATGCGGTAAGTAATGTAATCGAAGTTTTTGAGGTTTCGGAGTTTGACGGACACCGTGAATCCGCTGACCTGGAAGTCGTAGACGGTCGTCCCCTTCGTTCCGACGATTGAGTAGAATCCCACCCCAAGGGGTAGAATGATCTCCACTAGCCCAGAAAGCGACGAAAAGAACAAGGTCAACTCCTGTCCTTCCACCAAAAACGAAAAGTCAAGAGTTGAAAGTTGGTAGTGCAACGGATCGGCTTCAAACGTTCCTGAATCGTCTCGGAGTACAACTTCCGTTTTCGAAGAAGGAATTATTGCGACCGATTTTTCGGACAACCACTTTAACATTTACCGATCGGCAAATTATTTGAACAGAAGGTGATAATTTTCCACCCCGTATTGAGGGTCCAGAAAGAAGGGAAGGAACTCCTTCCAGACGGAACTTCGGAGACGAGACAGAAAACAAGGGTAGTAACGTTGTAATAGGTAGTGAGTGTCGAACTTGCCGAATAGGACTTGAGAGAGGATGAGACGAGTAATCGCGTACCCAACGAAGGACGTCTGATCGACCTTCTGGAACTGTTGGAGATACGAAACCGCCTCAGGTATGGTACCCTTACATCCCTTCACCTCACTCAGAAAATCCAAATTATATATAATATAATTTTTTATATAATTATTATTTATTATCTCATAATCCAACTCACACACCATGTTTCCGTCGGGAGTCAATGAAGCCGATCCTTCGATGCGAGGTAGGGATCCGGGAGGTAACGAAAAGACGGGGATTTGGTTCTCATCCTTGACGAGCGTTCTCCAAGTGATCACCATTTGAATTTCTTTTCTGTCGACCCAGTGAATTGAAAGGAGGTACTGAAGGTACTTCGAACTACCCTTTCTCCTCGTTTCGATGATGTTGAGGATTCCATCACGTCGGAACCTGACTATCGTTCCGGTGGGACTTGGGGTCTGGAACGCTTCTTCTTTCGAAAAGACCCAATGGTTACTGATCAGGATCATATTTTGTACACGCCACAAGAAATTATCGTTAAAGTTGATGTTCAAGTACTTTTTGTCTAACATGAACTCAAGCTCGAGTTTGAGGCTGTGTAATCCGTAATCCAAGGGAACGAGGTAAGAGAAATCCCCCGGAACGGGTGTGAACGTTGCGATCATGTAATTTCCGTGAGGTGGTTTCGAAGACTGTTCCTTCGACCAGAAATTCTCGGTGCTGGTTCCCTTATTCAAGACGGAAGTCAAGTAACCGGCTTTCGTGCTGATTCGGTAGGAAATAAAGTCAAAGTTTTCTAGGTTTCGTATTCGTACGAGACAACTGCTGGCCGAAGGGATGACCTCGTAAACTATTCCCGCATTGCTTCCATGGTTTTCGAAGTACTTCAGATTTCCCTGAACGAGTCTTCCGACCACGTACGAAACTTTTTGTTCTACCGAATAGGAAGAGAGAATAAGTTCCTCTCCCGTCCACAGAAACGAAAAGTTGAGAGTTGAAAGTTGGTAGTGCAACGGATCGGCTTCGAACGTTCCTGAATCATTTTTTAATTCCACAATCACTTCCTCCGAGGGAATTATTGCGACCGTTGCTGTTTTCAGCCACTTTAACATTTACCGATCGGTACATTATTTGAACAGAAGGTGATAATTTTCGACACCGTACTTCGGGTCTAGAAAAAAGGGAAGGAAATCCTTCCATTCCGATTCCTTCAATTTCTTCAAGAAACAAGAGTAGTACTTCTGGAGGAGATACTTCGTGTTGAACTTGCCGAATAGGACTTGAGAGAGGATCAATCGTGTGATCGCGTACCCAACGAAGGACGTCTGATCGACCTTCTGGAACTGTTGGAGATACGAAACCGCCTCGGGTATCGTTGTCGCGCATCCCTTCACCTCACCGAGGAAATCCAAATTATAAATAATATATTTTTCTATTTTATTATAATTTATTATTTCATAATCCAACTCACACACCATATTTCCGTCGGGAGTCAACGTCGCGTTCCCTTCGATTCGAGGAAGAGAACCACTAGGAAGAGAGAAGACGGGGATTTCGTTCAACTGGTCCGTTCCGACGGCGAAGTCGATCTTCGTCACGTAATAGTTCTGTCCTTCGTACGGTCTTGCGACAAACAAAGTGTACCGAACGTAATTCTTCTGTCCGTTAAGTCTTACGGTGTAAGTCGTCTCTTCGGGACTACTCCTCACAATGTCCACGATCATATCGTAAGCTTGGTCCCGTCCCATTTCCCAGAATGGTATGTCACCCCAGGGGGTCGAGAAAACCATTATTATAACACCATTACCTCTGGGTTGGTAGCTAACGTTGAAGGTCGTGAGTCCGTACATCGTGGGGTTAGCGAAAATGTTGTTCTCGCCTTGTCGTGGTGAGAAGTCCGCACCGAAGGTTCCCGATCCCGACTTACTGTAAGATGGATACCAGAGGTTCTTCGTTGAAGTTCCCGTGGAGAACGCTGTTAGTAGAGAGTCGTCGACGACTTCGACTTGATACGTGGCACTTCCAAAAGTTTGCACGTTGACTAAATTGACGACCGCCTTGTTGTCTTGGAGGGTGGATTCGAACCGTACGGGTCCGAACGAACCGGAACTCCCAAGTTCGAGGGGAAACTCCTCGTTCCCGAAGAAGAAGAACAAGTATGGTTTCCCGACGACTCGATACGAAACGTCGAAAGTTGAAAGTCCGACGACCAAGGGGTCGGCTTCTATTGGCCCCAGAGGGGACCAAAGGGAAACGTAAGTCGAATACAACCCCAACAAGACTTCACTTCTATCGTCCCACTTGAAAAGGTTCAAAGAGGATTCCGATAAGACCGACGTCGCAGTTGCCGAGTCGAGTTCGTTGAGAAGACTTTTCTCCCCGTTCCAAATGTAGAGTCGACTGGACCCGGTCTTCGATGAATATATAATATAATAATTCGAAAACCGTTCGAATTTCGACTTGACCTCGGACGACACGGTGAAGAGAAAGTCGGAGTCGACCCCGAAGAGTCGGTAGACTATCCCGTCTTCGTCTTGGAACGATTCGAAGGAAACCGTTGAGAGTCCGTATTCGTTCGGGTCGATTTGAACGGTTCCTTCTCGTTGGTTGAAGGTGGGGTGGAAGTCGTACTTTCCCTGAGGGGAAGTTACCCTCGGGGCGACCCAAGTGGGAAGTTGAAGGGTCAACGTACAGTTCACAACTTGGGAATCAAATTCAAAGTCGAACCCCACGTTTTCGCCTGACGGGGACTCGACTTGAATCCAAAAGTTGGACAACGGCGTGAATTCGTAGTGTCTCAACAAGGTCGTTCCATAGTCCTGATCAGCCCAAATGAACTCGGGAAACAACGGGTTTTGTCTTGAAATCAAGGCCGTGACGGAGATCGCCCTCTCGGGTTGGAAAAACGTGACCGTGACGTGGTCGTCGTCTGGTTTTGAAATTTGAAAGTCGAATGTTGAAAGCCCAACAATCGTTGGGTCGTAGCCGACGGATTGCCCGGAAGTGTATTCCGTTGAGACGGTTCCCGAAACAGGAAGACTAAAAGTTGTATCTAAGTTCCAGAGGCCCATTTACTCGAAAAAATGGAAAGTGAACGAAGTGGCGAGGGCGAAACTGGACAAGTTCGAGTAAGCACGAAGCGAGACGGAGGTAAAGTTCCGAAAATACCGGGGTTCAAAAACGTCACGGTTATTATGAAGTCCCATTCAGTTTGGTGGGAATTGTCGCCCTACTACTTGAAGAACGAAAAAGGACACATCTTCGAGAATGTTTGGCAGTTCTCGAAGGTCTACGAAGTCGTGCCGAAGTCGAAGCAATACTACAGTAGGTTCGACAAGACGGTAATCTGGGACCATCCAAACGAAACCCATGTTATCGATGGCAACCTCCAAGACGAGTATTGGACTTGGAGAACCAAGGGGTTTGAAAACGAGTACGCCGTTCGGTATCCCGTCGGGTTTCAGAACAAATCGAAAGTTTTGTACAGCGTACTTTCCAGGGAAGATCAGACCCCATTGGACTACGTCGAGGCGAGGAAAAAGATTTACCTTCCGGGCTACTGCGAGTTGGTGAAACAACAGCCTTCCTTCCAAAAACTCAAGAAAATGCTAGCCGACGGACAAAACCTGAACATTATCGAGATAGACGGCCCCAGGCAAGAAAGTTTGGACTATTACGTTGAAATGTACGGCGTCCCCAAGAATTGGATTGAGAATAACAGTATTCTCGTAACAGAAGAAAGTATGGAGATTATGTTGAACGATGAGAAGCATTCGTTTGGACACGGGTACTGTCTCGCCATGGCTTTGCTTGACATGGCGTAATTTGTTACGATCGTAACAAGTAAATGGACCCGTCTTACCCACCTCCTTCCTCCGGAGAGCCACTTCGTTATCCCCCCTATCCCCCACCCCCTCAACAAGACCACACTTTCCTTTGGATATTTGTGATTGTCTTGATAATCTCCGTCGTCGCCGTCGGGGTTTGGTATTTCTACTACCGAACTCCAACAACCGGTCCTTCGGGAGGGACGACGTGGAATATGGTCTACTCGACGGGTCAGTCCAACACGTTCGACGCGAAAGCGGGAAATGCGTTCGTCGTGAAGTCCGGTACGGTCAACAACGTCGTCTCGTTGGTTCCACCCGAGACAGCCCAAGGACAAATGTTTATGTTAATCAACGGTTCGTCGGGGACGTTGACGGGGACGATTTCTGGGGGAAGCCCAATCGCCGTCAGTCCGAACAGTACGAGGTTTGGCGTCTGGATCTCGCAGACGGAATTAAACTTGATATAATTACATTGATCAATGTAATTATAAATGTCATCTTACTACTCCGACTTTTCCGAAGTTTACAGGGCGTGCGGCGAGGCCATTTCCGTGAAGACGCCGACGATGCAATTTACTGGCTACTCTCGCGTTCTTTCCAACAAGCAACTTTTCGAATCAACCCGTCCTAACGAACAAGGCCAACCATGCGTGCACATTACCGCCGACCAAGAGGGGATGTACGACGAAATGTACCGACTTATGTACCCGATAACCTTCTTCTTGGAAACCCTCGAAGTCAAAAGAAAGGTGTTTTCCCGGGACGAACTTAGGGAAGTCCTGGCCACGTCGTGTCGGTTCCTTACGGAACGGGCTTCACGGGAATCCGTCGAATCGACCCATTCCGACTCCACCGAAGGAAGGGCGTACTCGAGTGTGTATTCTTGTTCTTCTTCCCACCCGGACTGTCAGTCCTTGACTAAACTTTTCAACTCCGACTTCGATTTGATAACCAAGGACGTGATCTTCTCCCCGACGGGACTTCCTTTGTTGAAGAAATGGTTGGGGTTCCAACCCGACCTTGAGGTGTTTCCGAAGTCCGTCTTTTTGTACGAAGTTTCGACTTCCCCGGAGAGCTGTTTTCTGTCCCTTTCAAGGAAATTACCGGGAATCAAGAAGAGGAACGCGAAGTTTACTCAAACCGTCCTCGACAGTTGCGTTGGGGGTTGGATCCGGGAGTTTGACTTTTCGAAGTCCGTTATTTCTGGGGAAACCGTGTGTCTCGTTCTTCATATTCTTCTTGAACGCGTCGAAAGGCCAATCTCCCACCTTCCCTTGTTATACGGAGAATGTGAAACGGAAATTCTCGTCGAATGCACAGAAGACGAGTTCGAAGAGATTTCCAACTCCCACTTGGAATTTTTCGGGAAGTATATCCCCGAAGAGGTGATGGAAGACAGGGTAAAAATTCGGCGCGTTGACTCGAAGTACGAATGTTTGTATTCCCACGTCGCTCCCGTGAGGGCGTTCTACGACGGAAACGACGTCCACTTGTCGTTTTCTTGCTTCGAGAGCCACGTGAAGAAGCGAGTCCTCGACGACGATTTGAGGATGACGTTTGGGAAGGCCAGTCCCGACGAACTAATAGAAAAGTACCGTCACCTTGGACTTTCGAAACAGTACGATACTTCTCTTTTGCAGAGGTCGGCTTGGCTTGAAGCGTTCGAACCCGTCCACGCGAGGTTGTAAGTAATAATTCGATCGAATTATTTGACGGAATGTTTACTTTGACTCAATCTCGTTACTTGTCGTGGGAAGAAAGCTTCGACGTCGTCGGTGAGCGCATTCCCGTGATTCGGGGAGAAATTTCTTGGTTACAGTCGCGTCCTTTTCAACCCAGTCCTTTCGAAGGAAACCAAGGAGATTTACGACGAAGTGTTCCGTTTGTTCTACCCGATAACCGACTTTGTCGACCGCCTGGGAACCCGTTTGATCACACACAAGGACTCCGACCTCTGTAACGTTCTTGCGAAGAGTTGTGGAGTTCTCACGGACCGTGCTACGAAGAACAAGACTTTCCATCCTCGAGGAGCACGAATCCCAGGCCTTTCCCAGGATCTACTCGTGTCACTCGGACCACCCCGAAGTCAAAGCAGTGAACAGACTTTTTGAGACGTACCCCTCCTTGTCACTTCGAGTGTTGCCTTGGTCCGTCAACTTGTTTGAAACGACCGTGACGGATTCGGACCGCAACCTTTGTTTCGTATCCCTTTCTCCCCAAATCAAGGGAATACGTTGGTCCGTGGGTTGACGAGTTCGACTTTTCCAAGTCGACGATTACGGGCGGAATCATGTCGATGGTCCTGACGATCGCGTTGATGCTTAGGGGTTGTTCGAAGGACTGGATTCCCTCCAAGTACTTGCCTTACAAGTTGAAATCGACGGGAGAACGTTCTGGCTTTCGCCGGTCGTCGGTCACTTCCGGTTGATTAGGAAGCACTGGCCCAACGCGATCTTGTTGGAGCAGGGAAGGAAATTCGTCATCTCTTCTTCGGACCTCGACGTCTACCAAGTCGATTCCCCGTATTCGTGCTTGACCCACCGCGTTCCCATGGTAAGGGCCTTCTACGACGGTTCCAAAATCCAAATGTCGTTCACTTGTCTGGAGAGCCACTTTTTGATGCGAATGTCTCCAAACGATTACCGCTACAACTCGGGGAAGTCGACCCCCATCTCAGTCATGCAAAAGTACGCGGCAAGGGGATTCACGATCGATGGCGTCGATCCAGACAATACAAATTAACGTTCTTTCCAATTCATTTGGTCAAATGAACTCTGGTTACCTTTCCATCCACATGGGCTGCATGCGCGCTGAAAAGAGTGTCTTCGCGTGTAAAAAGGCGACGAAGTACGCGGACCTTGGAGAGTCCGTCATTTTCGTTCGGTCTTCTCTGGACGAAGGAAGGCAAACGGAAGGCGGCGACGACCTTACGTTTTCAAGTCATAGTTCTTCGAATCGGTACTTGTCGCCAAAAGTCAAGACCATGTCCTGTGAAAAACTGAAAGAAATAGAAGTTGACGAATATAATGTGATAATTATTGACGAAGGTCAGTTCTTCGAGGACTTGGTTGAATCGTGTCTTGACTGGGTCGACGAAAAACAAAAGATCGTGTACGTCGTTGGCCTTGACTCGAGTTACAAACGAACGAAGATTGGGAACATCGTCGACTTGATTCCCCACGCCGACTACTACGAAAAGTTCACGGCGAAGTGTTCCGTCTGCTTCTCCGAGAACACGATTAGGAGTCTGAAGTATACGAAGGCGATTTTCACGGCGAGACGGACGGACCTTTCCGAATCAACTGACTCTGTGATAAAGCCCGGAACCTCGGAGTACGTCTCGGTGTGCAGACACCACTACAACGCCCTGAACAAATAGTTAAATCTCGATCGAAATTTATACGTAAAATGTCGAAGATTCTTCCCCAAGGACCAATACTTACGGGAACCCGGGTCATGCTTGCGACTGTCTACAACGGACAAGTCTACGTTTGGACTTCTTCCGGGTTCCGGGACATCACCACCCTTCCGTTGGGGGCTATGGTGTTTACCATTCGAATTACGAGTTCCTACATAACCCTAACTTCGTCGGAAGGGTCGCTCGTTTACGACACTCAGTCGGGAACGGTCTCTGTGGAACCGTCCACTCCCCCTCCCATCATTCACTTGAACCAAATGAATTTCACGGAACTCCCGCAAGTCAACTCTGTTATGTCCGGGGTTTTGTACTCACCTTCGGGAATCTCGGAGTCGGGGACGAGTATCCCCCTCGAGTTCGAAATCGAAGCCGAAACCCAACACATTCCCGTCGCCGTCCTTCCGACCCAGTATTACTCCCGAAGTACGGGATGCCAAACAGCCCAAACGAATTTGTTGACGATTTTGCGTTTGTTCGGGGCAAGCCACGGGATACCCTACGCGGGTCTTCCCGCGACGGCGTGGACCACATCCCAATTGTGTAGAAATGGCGTGTCCTTCAACTACTGCGCTTCGGGAAGGTATTGCGCGGGGTGTTACTCGGCGTGCCAACAAGAGGGAAACGTGTGTACCATAAACACTGTTGGGAATTACTCGTGCCAGTCCGTTGGGTCGTCCGTCATCCCCGACGGAACCGTAGTTGAAAATATCGACAACGTCATAATACAAACCCAACCCGTAACTACGGATGTCGTCATTCGCCACGTCGTCGAACCCGCCACGTCGTTTGGCGCCGTCGTCGTCGAACCCGCCCCGACGAATTGGTGGGTGTGGTTGATCGCTGGTCTCGCCCTCCTTTTCCTCCTGGGAATTGTGTTCTACTTCTTGTTCTGGGGTGGTTCTTCAGCGGACACTTCTGACGTCCACGTTTACAGCCACACGAGCGACCACTACTATCCCGTGGGATAACGTTTTGATTCGATCGAACCAAATTAAATCACGGCGTCGTAGAAGTCATCGAACGAGACCAATTTTTTGTCAGCCCTCTTCGAAAGGTAGTCAAGTACTCGTTCGTCTTCAAAGTACTCTTCAAGTTGGGGATTGGACTGCCTGAAAATGACGACTTCGAACAAAGTCAACTCGCCCAACCGGGAGATGATAACGTCACGCCAGTTCATTTACGAAGTCGACAAAAACTTTAATAAGAGAACGTAGAAGGGGATTGGTAAGGTGGGTAAGGGTAGGGTTGTTGGGGTGGTGAAGTAAAGTAGTAGATCATCCCGGCGATGACGGAGACGATGACCAATCCGACGACGATGTAAACTAAGAAATCGAGAATTCCCGCGTTCTGTTGGGAGACGGCTTGGTCCGTCTTCGTGACGAAATCTTGAAGTACGGAATTACTGGAGTACGCCTTGATGATGTTAGTGTTGACGCAAGACGTAATCGACGTCGCCAACGCACTCTGGGAGAAGTCGAAGTTCACGTTCGTGTACCAACCACAAATGTATACTCCTTGTTCTTGGTATTGATCCAAGAACGAAGTACAAGAGTTCGCGATGTTCGCGGTGAACAACGAAGTGAGTTGTGTCTTCATTTCCTCTGTCGTCGAGATCCCCGCGAAGCCAAAGTTCAGTCCTGTCGCCAACCACCCGTTCGATTGTTCCATTTGTTGTTTGATCCACGTGTCGATCATCGTCGAAATGTTGTTCTTGAATTCCGAACTGATTGAGTTCACGTTTTCGCTCGATAGAGTGCACGATGAACTCGATATTTGTGTCTGCGTTACGTTGCATCCATCACAATACATCGTGGTACATTCCTGTCCGTTTGGAAGCTGTCCGAGGTACAAATGGAAAATCTGACTTTGCGAACAATTCGTGGCGGCCGTGTTGGAAATGCTAACGATCGTACTATTCGTGATGTCGATAAATGACGCAATCGTCGCATTCGTTTCTTGAGAAGAAAAATTTCCCATTTATTAAAGCAATGGACAACGAAGAATATTTCAACGACGCATTGTCAAGGTACGCCATCGACGAACTCGTCAAGATTTGGTACGATTCCACGGTCTCCCGAAAAGGCGAGGAAGTGAGAAGACGAATCAACGAACACTTGCCAGACCTAGCAAGGAGATATGGTTTGAAAAACTACACTGACTTTCGATCCTTGGTCGAAGCCTACGACGAAAAGATGTACAAACAAGGTTGTTCGGGGACTCCGGAGACATGCCTTCTCCACTACACACGAATTGGCGACCTAAGAAACGTGAAAATCGCCTTGAAGAAGGGTGCTTCCAATTTGAACGTAGCCATGGGTGAAGCCGCTGAACAAGGGGACAGAAAACTAGTCGATCTTTTCATTTCCAAAGGAGCGAGGAATTGGAAACGCGGTCTCTATTGTGCAGCCAAAGGGGGACATGAAGATTTAGTTTTGTACTTCATCAAAAGGGGTGCGGATAACTTCGACGCGGCCTACCGTACCGCCCAAGTCAACGGTCACACGCACATCATGGAAATCGTTCGAAAACTAACGCCCGTCGAACGTGTAGACAGGAAGGCAATCACCTACAAAGGATAGAAATGACAACCCGATCGGATTGTTACAAAGAAACATGTTTTGCGTTAATTCCGTTGAGTTCACGAAAAAAGAATTGGAGGCCTGTCCCTTTTTGAAAGGACTGTCGGAGTGCGAGAATAACGGGGGAGATTCGTTGTTATCGAAAGAACAGTTGGAAACGATAAAAACAGCCCTGAATGGAAACAAAGTCGACGATCCCTCGGAGAAGAACGTCGGTGATCTCGACGACGCGACCCTCGACCTCCTTTCATTTGTTGGAGTCATCCCGTGGAAAGTCTATTCTATCGCGTGTGGTTACGAAGACCGTTTGAGAAGGGAGTTCTACGAGAAACAAGATGAGGACCCAGAGTGGAGAACGAACCCTTACTACGACTTGGTTCCCCTCGACGACGGATTCCTCCGATCCTTCGTTGACTGCAGTCGGTCCCTGCGAAATTTGACTCCCTCCCGTCTTCGATCTCCGTCTTCCTTCGAATTCCAAGAATTAGACAAGGCGAGGGAACGACTCAAAGACATGGTTCCCGTCCTCGAACTCGGCAACGTGTTTTTGGCTGGTGGGTCCGTATTGGCAGCCCTGACCGGCAAGAAGGTCAACGACTACGACTTGTTCTTGTTTGGGCTGTCTCCCTCAGAGTGTACGGAAAAGGTAAGGGAAATTTGTGAGAAATTAAGGGAGACGGGCTACCTCGTGGAGTACCGAAAGGACACCCGTCATTCCCACGTTCGCATTGAACCCCAAGTTCAACGTACGAGGAACGCGATCACCTTCATTGCGAACAAAAATTCCACGAAGCAGAAACCCCACGTTCAAATCATTCTCCGTTGTTACACGTCTCCCCACTTCCTCACTACGTTCGTCGTGACATTCGCTTCGCTCATTCTCCGAGGTTCTTCACGGATTCGACGTTGACTGTTGTTCGGTTGGCTTTGATGGAAATAACTTCGTTGCGACGAACAGGTGTGTCTATTCCCTCGAAAACAGAAAGAATACCGTCAACTTTGACCGTCTGTCGCCCTCGTACGAATCCCGTCTTGCCAAGTACTCCGGACGGGGATTTGCGATTGAGATTCCCAACTTCGACATAAGCCGAGTCACCCTGGACGAAGAAGTTGAAGAATTGTCGTCCAATCAGGGGGATTTCAAGAAGACCATCAAGGGAGAATGTGGCCTCGGCAAGTTACTCGTTCTTTGGAAGAGACAGTACCCAAACTGGAAGGTTCATTCTCTTTCTATGGAACACGAAAGCGACTACCTTCCAACGCAAAAGCACTTGATGTGTTCGGAGATCCTGTGTTGGATGGTGGACCAATGGCTCGACCAGTTCCACCAAATCCAAAGCATGTCCTTTGAGGCCAGTTATTGGGGATTCAACAATGACATATGTCAGGGACTTGAGAAAATCGAAGACGCCATCAACAACCTCAGAAAGACTGAAGTGGACAACTCAATCTTCCGTTGTAACAACGTCGTCCAATCGAAGAAATTGTATGCCCTCTCGTGCGACCTTTCCTACCTCGATGAGATCCTAAACATTGACGTAAATCTCTGGGGTGCAATCGAGATCTTGTACGGCGTCGATTTTCCCGCACGCCTCGAATGGAAAGTAACGAACCCGGGCGAACAAATGACAGGCACGTTCCACCGGATCGTCCTGGACGACAACAAGAAATGGTACGAGTCCAAATACTATAATTAACACTTCGATCGAAGAGTTTCAACGGGAGAACAAATGCATCGTTTCTGGGTCATACGGGACATCTCAACTTCGTAGGAATAGTCATACTAATAATCGTCTTGTTTTTGTCGTAGAGGGATTCGACGAGGTCGGGGTTTCCTTTCCTCGCGACGATCACGGCGTACATACTCGACACTTTGAATCCAGTCGAAATGTATTTCTTGGCGGTTTTCGTGCCGTTGTTTAGCACCGAACATCTTTCCCCTGAATTCGTTCGACCAAATGAAACTAATACTTCGATCGAAGTATCGCAAACAAATGGATAGTTTTTTACGGTTCTCGTTGCTCTCTCGACTTCACCCGCTGACCTTGGACCAGATTTGGAAGGGGAACTACGAGTTCGTAGAACGGGAGTTTTCGTTTTTGAACGGAAGTGAACTCATGAAGGAACTCGGGAATCGTTACGTGATTGAGAATTTATGTAAGGTTCACGGATTCGAACGCAAGAAGACGTTCGAGTCGTTCCTAAGGCGATGGAACCTCTGGTTCATGTTTGACGAGGGAATACCAACGGAGCACCGTATCCTTCACCACAAAGATTGGATTGAAGACTACAGGCGGGTTTCAATGAAACCGTTCGGTTGGAAACCCTCCGAGTGCGAATTGTCGAAGGAAGGGTGTAGTAGAAAAGGAAAGTTTTACTCCTTGCGGTACTTGAGTTGTCGTGCTTGGTGCGAGTCAACTGCAATCAAAACCCTCTTGAAGGAGGCTGCGGATGCCGGGGACTACGAGTTCGTGACCTACGTTCTCGACGAGTACAATCTCTGGTCCTCGACTCCCCACGTTCGCGCCGTCGTAAAACGCACCCCGGATCCGGAACGAAGGGAATTTTTCCTTTCAAAGGGTTGTTTCTACGAGGACGACCGCGAAATCCTCTTGGGCGCGTGGAAGGTTCACAGCTTCAAACGGGGAGATTTTTCTACGCGGTATGTGGATTGGCGTTCCTGTCTGCGAGCCCAAGTTCCCCCTCCCTCACACACGCGCATTCCTTCTAATTTGGACATTAAGGGGTGTTACCTTTCCTTAGGGATGCTCAAACAGGCACAACAATCAGACGAGTGCCTCAAACGGGACGCCGTCATTTACAGGCTAGGGGATCCCGTTCCGTCCAAAGACTATAGCTGTTATGCCCTTGCAAGTGGGAGGTGGGACGTCTTCTTTGAATACCGCTACCACAAATTAGAAGGACGACTACGTGAACCCCACCTTCCCTGTCTCAAACTTTCTTATTTGACTTTTGGGGTAATTCCAGAACGTTCCATCGTGATCGACATGTACCTTCGGGATTACAACGAAGTACCGGCAAGATTAGTAGAAATGTGTAGGTTAGAACACCCACACGAAGAACTCCACGTTTTCTGGAAGAGGTTTGGCGCCACTCCTGGTCTCGTCCGACTACTCAAACAAATTCACGACTCTTTCGAAAATCGTTCTCCCGAGGCGGATGGAGAAATTAGATTCTACATAAACTGGATGGAAATGATGTTGAATTGAACACTTCGATCGAAGTGTTACACTAACGGAACAAAAACGAAAGATTTCGTCATGATTTCGAAGAACCTTTTCTCGAGATCACAGTTTCCACATTCCGAAGCGAAATCGATGCAAGTCGGGTAGTCGTCGTATCCCAACTTCAGGAGGAGGTCGATTACTTTCGCGTCGTTCTCAAAGACGGCTACTTTCATCGCGTCCTCGAAACGGACGTAGTTTTCCTTGAACAAAAGTCGGATTTCTTCGAGTCGAGTTCGATCTAACGATTCGGCGGAAGCGAGGACCTTTGAGAGTTTTTCTTGGAAGGACATCTTTTTATCTCGGTCGATCGACCAAGTAAATGAAATCAAATTTGTACGAGTGCGATCCGTTCTCCGTTAGGTACCCCGTCCTTTGGAAAGTTCTCTACTGGGTTTCCCTTGGAAAACACGTGGATGGAACCGAACGGGAGAAACTCGTCTTCCCGAAAGTTTTGGAGTGTGCCCTGAAGGGAACGACTACGAACGATGGTTTCGTCGACTTCTCCGACCTGTCGTCTTCGTTGGGTCCCGTCAAGTCCATCTCCCAAGGAAAAGTCTTGAACCTTTTCAGTTCTTCGTTGGGGTACCAAATTGAAGTTGAGATGTTAAACGAAGAATTTGATTTATCTGTCTACCACGGGGGCAAGGTTTTGTCCCTTTGCTTGGACTCCGACGGCGTCCCCTTGAAATTTCACGGAACCGAAAGAAAAGTCTCGTTCAGAGTGCAAGGCGTAACTCGACTGGTCTTCAAGTCAAATTCGAACCTAAAACTCACGGTCCAGGCCGACTACCCTCAAGACGAAATCGACTTGGGTAAGTTTTGCATTACAAACGGGACGAAGTCGACGCACGTTTGCACCGTCAAGAAGGACGGTCCCTTCTACGAGACAATTCCTTCGGATTTAATTGAAGAGATGTTTTCTTGTTACGCCAAGTCCCTTCTCGAAGAACAGATCTCGTTTCCCGTTCTGAAAGTCGCCCAAGAACGAATCAACACGTCCGTCACGTTCGTCCTTTCGAAGGGAATTTTCAAGTCGAAGGTTACGGGGGAGAACGCGACGAACGACAGTGGAAACGGTAACGTTGGCGTCCTCCCTCCGTTGGGTTCGTCCCGTTTAGTAATTTCCATGAAGGACGTTGTCTTCTTCTCCGGAACAAAGAAAGTCGAACCGGACGACCGGGAACTCGTTGTGTTCTTTGGAAGTATTAAGACGATGAAACCAGTGGGAAGGTTCCAGTTGAAACGATCGGAAAACTACGTCTTGTCGACGACTTCCCTGGAAAACAAAAAACACCTTCCCGTCTCCTTCTACGTCTTCCCGTTGGACTCGAAGGGACAAACACCAACGTCCCTTAATTGCGACTTTTCCGTTGACTTTTCTTAGTTGATTCGATCGAACCAAATTACATTCCGTTCAAGAAGTCCAAGATTTCCAATTCGTCCTCTTCTCTCGCTGCTTCAATGAACCCGCCTAACTCGTCGGCTCCCTTGGAAACGAGAACTTGAACGATTTCCAAGTTGCCAAAGGAAATCGCGGAATAGACTGCTTCGTTCAGTTTTCCGGCTCCCCTTTCTACGAATAACTCGACCAAATCGACCCTTTCTTGCTCAACGGAAACCATCAAGCATTCGTTCAAATCCTCAAGATTCATGGTCTTTTCTAGGATCCATTCGACTCTGCTCTTGATACGAATCCAAAAAGAGTTTCACGACTTCCATTCTTCCATTGACGATGGCTAATCTGACCTCGTGATCGATGTAAAAATCGTTGGTGCCGACGGTCATCTCGACTATTTTCTTGTTTCCCGTGCGACAGGCCGCCAAGAAGGGTTTTTTCGTCTCTTCGACACGATTCAAGAGGAAGTACTCGGCAAGTTGCGTGTGTGTCCACTGTTAATGGCAGCAACGCAAGCCTTTCTAAAGGAAGTCGCTCCATTTTCAATCGCTTCGTAGACTTTCTCTTGATCTCCCTTTCTTGCAAAGTAGAACAAGTCGGCGTCGAACGTTTTGGGTTCGTACTTCTTGTCTTTGTATTTCTCTCGAAACAATTCAAAGTCCTCGATACGTTCGATCCCGTACTTGTCGCAAAGTACCAAAAGAACATCAACGAAACGACGAGAATCGATCGTCCTCATTTTGCCCTCGAATCCTTCACAAAAAGACCTCAGAGTTTGAAGTCGTCTGAACGGTGTTGGGTCCTTTTCAACGTCCAGTTCGAAAGTCTCCACCGAATCGATAATGTCGGAAAGTTCGCGTTCGAAATCCATTTTCTTGTGAAGTAATGATCGAAGTATTGAAAGTAAAATGGCGTCGCCAAAGTACCAACCAGTCGGACCGATCGGTCAGAACGATAGTTTCATTTTGATGGCAATCTTCGAAGGTCAGGCCTTCGTGTTGTCGTATCAAGAGCAAGAAGTTCGATTTCGTCCGCTGAATCCGTCGGGTTGCAACACCAACGTCCTGAACCCAAACTCCATCGTTCAAATCAAAATGCAAGGTACCCTTGAGAAGGCGTCGTTGGTTACCGAAAGGGGTACCCTACTCGGTGCGTCAAGGCAGTCGGGTCCAACGATTGCACCGCAAGACCCTTCGAACTACATCTACCCTTACTTGACTTTGAAAACTAGTTATCAGACGCCGCCCTCGCCGAACCTTTTACTTTCGGGTGCGGCTTACACTTTGGTTGGGTCCGTCACTGGGACGACACCAAACATCACCCTTGGGTACAATTTCGTTAGCCAAACGAGTACGGTTCCCAAGTACGCCGTCGTTCCCGTCTATCCCGTTCCCTCGACTTTTTATTTTAGTTCGTCCACGGACCCTTCCCAACGGACGTGTTCCGTCGTCACCGATCCCGTCAAGGCAGCCGACGTGTTCCGTTGTTCCTACATGAGGTTGAACAATCAGGATTGTGTTTCGTACTGTCAAGAAGCCAACGTACCCATAGTGGCTTGGAGCAACGCTTCGGACTGCTCGAATAGTTTTGGGTATAGATATTGTAAGACGGGCGAGTATTGTTCTGGGAATTGTTATGGAATCTGCGAGAACCAAGGGACGTGTAGTTACTCCGTACAAAACCAACGTTTGTTTTGTACTAGCGACCTCGAACCGATTTCTCCCCCGACAGGACAACCCTTGGTCCCCGTCGTCCCAACCCAAGGGCCGAAGACGGCTCCGTGGAAAGTAATAACCCCAATTACCCCTTGGTACAAGACGTGGTGGTTCTTCGCCTTGGTGATCGTCTTCATCATCTTGTTTTTTTATTTGGTCTACTTGTATACGAAACGGGACACTGCTGACCCGGTCCGGGAAACTAACTTTCCAAATTATTCCTACCCTTACCAATAAAACGCCGATCGACGTCTTGAATGGGTAACGGTTCCAGTTGTGGGTTCAACGATTTCAGGCAAGACGCAAACATCGAAAGTATAGACCCCGTACCGTCGTACGACCGGGCCGTAAAAGTTACGTTCATAAACAGAAGTGGGATCTATGTGAATCCTTGCGATTACGGAGTGTTGTCCCCGTCGTTTTCAATGTCGATGACAAAACCACGAACGCAGGAGAACCAACTCAACTTCGTTTTTGAGTTCGAGTCCAACAACGGTGAGAAGATCGAGTTCGTTAATACGTTCTCAGTTACTCCCTCGGGGGAAGAGTACTACCTCGTACCAAACTCACCGGACGTTCGGGGGTTCGAGTTCGAGCCGGGAACGTCCGCGTTCACGATGAAAAGACGGCACGTTCGAGAACCCTATTACTTGATTTGGGAAGTGTTTTTGGATATCAACATGGAGTACTATTACGGTGCCGTTCGGTGCCGTTCAGTCTTCCTTAGTACGACGGAACCGTCCGACGAAAAGAAACGGTACCAACTTCCCCCCTCCCCGTCGGGAACGTTGCCAACCCTCCTCGGAACGGTTTCGTTGACTCCCGACGGGAACGAACTCTGTGAAGTCGACTACCAGTTGATTGAAACGAATTTGGAAAGGAAACATAAAATATATTCCCCCTCCTTCTTGTTCTACGTGAAAGGATGTCAAAAGACGATACCCTCGGCCGTTTCCTTTCTAAACCAATACCAAGAAGTTAATCAAGACCGGTTCGTTACGTACGCAATCTTGAGGACGATTTTGTCGTCAGTCGTCTTTTCGATAACGTTCGACTTTCGTTACTTGAGGCAACGGTACTATTCGAGGTTTCTTTGTCTCCTCGCCGGTTCCCCTTGGAAGGACTTCCTCGTGTACTTCGAAAGGGAAGAATACGGCGTCACGAATTATTATTCGGTTTTCATCAAGTAAATGTTCAACTACTACCAGTTCCCGAGTGAAGAGATCGTAACGAAGTTCCACTATGAGAACTACGACTTCCTTTCGGGAAAGGACCTTCCGGGATCCCAGAAGGATGGATTTGACTCACTCGAAAGTCGGACGGCGAACTACACCCCCTACGAGTTGTTTTGCTTCAACACGAAACTCGCCCACTTTTTGTCGTTCGTCAACCCCGACTTGTCCCACTCGTTGGTTCCAAAGGAATACAAGAAGGAAATCTACTTGTTCGTCCAACTGATGTACGGTATGAACCCCGTCCCGATCTCGAAGGAGTTGAAACCAACGATTGAAGAGTTAGTTAAAAAATCCTACGAACTCCCCGGGAAATTCTTGTTCTTTTCAGCGTGGAGAAAGTTGAGAATCAACGAAACGACGATACCTGCGTTCTGGCTGAGGTCGGTCATCGGGTCCGCTTCCCTTCCCGAGTTCGTCAACTACAACTCTTCCGTCATCTTCAAAACCAACCCGTTGATCGAAAATAATAACATATACCTTGAACTCGACCCAGACACGGCTTACAACGAAGACTACGTCAACTTAAAACTCTCCTTCTTGAATTATTTGTACGAGTTGTACGACTCGGGAGTCGTCCCCGTCAAAAACAAGGATTTCGTCCAAAAGTGGGAGTTGGACTACGTTAGGGAGGATTTGTATAAGGCCGAATGGACGAACGTTCTCTTCGCGAAGAACAAGACGTTGTTTTTGATTGGCCAGCTGGCTGGAAAACCGTACATCTCGTTTTCTGTCGTCCAAGACGAAAAAGTAAGGCGGTGTATTTCTTCTAAATTACGACTAACCCACGAGTTCACGGAATCGAGTCTCAACGTCTACGCCGACAACTTACAAGACTGTCTAAAAACGTCGAGTCTTATTCTCGAGTGCGAGGTAAATGCACGGAACTAGGGTCTACAATGGAACGGCGATCGCCCTTTCTTTTTTGTTGTCGTTGTCTCACGGGTTTTGCGTCGCGTTGTTGTTGGTGAGACATGCGTTGTATTTGTTCATTTCGGGGATTCCCTCGTTTGCCGTCGGGGGCGACGTGAACGGAACAAGGTGTTTTGATTTGTACGACTGTTCCCTTCACCTTTGTGGGGGAAACGTTACGTTTGCGACGAAGACACACGGATGTGGTGACTTGGAAGACGACTACAACTCCCGCCTGCCGGGTTGGGCGAGGTTCGAGTACGAAAGGATAAAACGGGACACCTTCCGTAACGTCGTCATTGCGGCTTCATCCTCTTTTTTGTTTTTGTTACTTCCCTTCATTTGCGGTGTTCTCGAACGGTCGGGGTGTTCCCCGTTGAAACTAAAACTGTTGTCGAGGATCTTTTCGGCGGTCACCATCGTCTTGAGTATTGGATGTTGCGTCATCGTTCCGGCGTCGATCAGGGACGTCGACGACTTCAAACCCCTCCTTCCCGACTGGGTGAACGGGGAACTCGAAACGACTTACGTAATTTGTACTTCTTTGATCTGGGTTCAGACAGTCGTCTCTTGCCTCGTCATCATCTACAACCAAATAACCCAAATCCACCCGAACATTCAGGAGTTCCAACCGTTACTAACGAACGCGCCTCAATCCGACGAATTGGGGTGGGGCAAAATAGAACGCGCAGAATGCGTGTACAGCGACTAATTCGACGATCGTCGAAATCACTAACGTTCTTCTCCGAGGTTTCGTCGAAATCACAGAGGGGAAAATTTGAGGCCAACGTTCTTGCACGAAAGTTCGAGGAGTTTGTTGTACTTCGAGATGTCCTTTGGGAGTTTGAAGTCGTCCCGTTCGCAGGAGACGTTCCAGTTTCTCAGATGAAAGTAGAGGCGTACTTGGGTTGGGATGAACGAGGACCGGCACTTCACTTTTTCGGGGATCATGTTGTATCCTTCTTCGAGGAGTTTGTCGTCCGCGAGGATTTCGTTTTCGACGCCGGACAAGTCCTCGAGAACCCACCCCCACATTTGGGCGCAAAGAAACCGAGAAAAGTTGTAGAGTTTGTTGTACTTGCATTCCGTCAACGCCCGTCGCATCAACGAGATACTCGTCCCCTTCTTCTTTCCTGTGATCCCCAGGGGAAGGTTTCGGATCTCTTCGCTTCGTGGGAGTCCAATCCGTTCGAAGTAGTCGTCAAGGGAGGCGTACAACGCGGCCAAGTCGACTTTCGGTGCGACTTTTCCTTGGAACTCGCAGATCGTCTTTTGGATGCTCTTTCCGTTATCCTTCATCAAGGGTCCGGGCCCGGCGTCGGGGTCGTCGCTGGGAACCACCAAACACTTTTGACTTGAACAGACTTGACAAGTGATTATTCCGTTCTTCTCAACGGGGTATTGGAGTAAGTCGGTCTCGCAGTTGTCACAGACGTTCCACGGTCGTTCCCGACTGTAACCCGTACAGATGTAGTCGATCTTCAAGTAATTTTTGGCAAGTTCGAGGAACTCGACGATGCACTCGATCCGTTCGAGGTCTTCTTCCGACGGGGAGTACAACGTCTTTTGGTTGCCCTTGAGGACTCGGTGCACTTTCCTCAACGTTGCGTACTTCTTCAAAAGGGGTGCTGAGAGTTTCGCGTATTCTTCGAGGTTTGAAGTCGCCACGACGTCCCTTTCCCGTGAGAGTTCCTTGATTTTGCACTCGATCTGGATGACTTCGAACCGGTTTCTTGCGGACTTCTTGGAGATCTCCAACGTCTCAATCCTCGACTCAAGGTACTTGACAGTTAGTTCGTCTTTGTGGATCTTCCCGATGACGCGGGAGTTCAACGCAACGATGTCGTAGTCCTCCCGGAACAATATCTTTTGTAACACACTGTAGTCTTCTTCTTCGCCGGTAGCCGTTTCCTTCAAACATTGTTGCTTGAGGTTTGGGGTTTGCGGTTTTGTCCTCGAATAAAAGGAGGGTAGTGTTTTCATCGTTTCTTTTTGGGGGGAATGACGTTAAGAAGTTCGTACGGATCCGTACGAAATCATAAAAAATTAAGTAATTCGACGTAGGTTTCCTTGATGCGCGACAAGGCGACGCCCGGAAACACTTTCGCAAAGTTGCGTTCAACGAGGGGAAGTCCCTTCTTCCGAATCCAATAGTAGACGGTCGACGCAACCATGACCTTCTTGGAAAGTCCGGAAGTTGCGGCGTCAACTTTCTCGTAGAGGTCTTTGATTTCGTTGACGTCGTCTTCGTTCAAGCCAAGGACGACATCACAGTAGTAATCGATCATGAGGAAGGGGTCGACTTCTCCAATGTGGTGATCCGTGATCTTCTTGGAGTGGGCCAGACCCTTCGAGTAGACGGAAATACTTTTCAACGACTTTTCGGGGGAAAGTTTCATGGTGTCGCCAATGTGGATAACGTCGCAGTAACTGCCCCTGTCCAAGCACGTTTGGTAGATGCAAAACGTAATCGCCATCTTTCGGCTTTCCGCCCGTTTTTGACCCAAGTTGAGATCGAGGTAAAGGTCGTTCGCCTCAATCTTTATCGTTGGGGAGAAGGGAAGGGATGCGAGGTCCTTGCTTATGCCCATCGGTTTGCTACAACTTTCCGTTGTAACCGAAGAGTAACCACCGTCGTAGTTGTACTTGCCTCCTTTCCTCATTTTATTTTAAAGAAACTAATGAGTCAGATTGTTTCCATTTCGAAGTTGTCGACCCACCAAAAACTCGACATTGCGAAGGAACTCAGCTTCCATAAGAAGAGTCCCAAAAACGCGAGGAGTTTCACCTTCGTCTCTTCGGAGCCCGTCTTTGCGTTTTTGGAGTCGGAAGACAAGCAATTCTTAAGGATGCCCTTCCACTACGCCCACCAAAAATTCAAAACTGTCAACAACCACCTCCCCCACAAAAGGGTGCAAATCGACAAGAAAGGGGAATTCAACCTTACGGAAGGCCAACGGAAGAACGCGAACGCCGTAATCGATCACTTGAAAACGTCGAAGTGTTGTACGTTGTGCTTGGAACCCGGAGGGGGTAAGACGGCGACTTCGTGCGTGATTTCGACTTCCGTCAAGTTACTTACTTTAGTCCTCGTGCAAAACAAACTCCTCTTGACACAATGGGAGAATGAGTTTGAAAAGTTTACGACGGCCCGAACGTACATTGTCGACAAAAAGGTTCCGTTCGATCAAGACGCGACCGTTATAATTTGTCATGTCAGGCGGTGGGCGTTGATCCCGGAAGAAACGAGAAACCAAGTTGGGTTCCTCGTCATTGACGAATCCCATTTGTTGTGCAATCAGTACGGAGCATCGGCGATGCTTTCCGTTACGCCAAGGTACATGCTTGCGTGCACGGCGACCCCATCAAGATCAAGGGACGGTATGTACGACTTGATGGATTCCTTCTTCGGGCCAAATGAAGTCAAAAATAAGAAACAAAAACAAATGTTGGTTACCCGAATCAGCACCCCCTACTTGGGAGAAAAGGTTGAGTCTGAAAAGACGGGTAGGCTCGTCTGGTCGACTTACATCCAAAGTTTGTTGTACAACGTCGAACGCAACGAACTCATCGTAAGCAGGGTTCTTGCGGACGCCGAGGAAACCGGCAGGAAGATTCTCGTCCTAACGTCGGAGAAGAAGCACGTCGACCTTTTGTACAACATGTTTCTTGAACAAGACCTTTCCACGGACTGGCTTTCCGGGACGAAGTCGTCGTACCAGAATTGCCAAGTCCTCGTTGGTAACATCCAGAAGTGTGGGACGGGGTTCGACGACGCAAACTTTTGCGAGAACTTCGACGGCGAACGAATTTCCATCATTTGGATCGTGACGGAAATCGCCAACGTTGAGACGGCCGAACAAGTCGTCGGCCGCGCGAGAGTCGACGAACCGTGGATCCGTCAACTCGTCGACAAGGATCCCCTTTCGCAAAAACACTGGCGGCTGTGTCGGGGCGTCTACGTAAAACGTGGTGCGATTATATGCTAGAACAAGGGGCAGTCTTCATTTGCGTTCTTTTCAACTTGTCGTTCGCTGAGGGTGTCGAAGTCGGTCGACTTCGGTTGTTGTTTCTAATTTCTTTCGCGTTGGTTCTTGCGTGTTGCTTGAAACGAAGTAAGGAATGTTCACTGTTGGTCTTCTTCTTTGGGAGTTTGGCGGGGTTGACTTCCGTCGTCGGTACGTATCCTTTCGTAAGGACGGTGTGTTCTGTGGTAAATTTATCATGTTACTTCATCCTGTTGGGTCAGTGCCTGTACCTGAAAAAATTGGAAAAAACAAGACTCCCGTAAATGGTTCCAGCGGGGTTCATTGAAGTGTGCGTCATCCTCTTGCTTGTAACGCTCGTTGCACGTACGTTTTACAGGAACGGCATGGGTCCGTATTCGTCCTTGACGATGTGGTTCATACTCCTTCTCGCCCTTTCCATGTTCATTGAGATATCGAGGAAAACGATCGGTCCCCTCCTCTTGATTTGGTTCGTTTCTTTGTTGTGGGTTTTGGGCTACGCCGTGCACAAGTCCGTATTAACGATGTGGTAATCGTTCCGATCGAAACGGTTATTTAAACTCCAGGAATGCGGGGTCGACGGCGTAGTCACTCGTTCGGGCGACAACGTCGGCTCGTTTGTAGTCTTCCAGTTTGGAAACGAAACGGGGAACGAGGATGCGTTTGGCGGTCTTCGCGAACGCCTTCGACGCGAACGTTGGAATCGAAACTTCCAACCACTCGGCGACTTCCTCTCCCTCTGGGGCAGTGTACGTGACTTCAACTTCTTCCGTCAAGGGGTTGAGTCCGTGGTAGACGTTCCCTTCCCGTCGAATCGTAAGGTTCGTTCGTTTCATGTGGCCGTGCCAAACCTTGGAAACGGAAGTCTCGGACGAGAGTTCTTGTTGCCTTGCTTCGACGTCGGAGATGACGCCGGCTTCCCGTTCGGGGTTGAATTGGGTGCGGGCCCCGGAAACGACTTCGTCCGTAAAAAGGGAGGCACGGCAACACCCCCGAATTTCAAGTTTGTTCAAGGCGTCTTCCAGGGACATCGTTTTCATCTCTTCCTTAACTTGCATCGTCAACTCCCGGAGGGGTTTCGCACAACAATCACACCTCACTTTTGGGAGGACTTGTACGGACGGGTCAATATACAAGCCCCGGTCGAAAGTAGCTTCGTTGTATTTGATGCAACTAAACATTTACTTTGGAGATATTACCCTGACGTTAATTTACAAAGTAAATGACGGAAAAGTACGACATTTACGAGAAGGGAACGTTCACGTCCTACATCTCGACGGAATCGTCGGGAAAATTGGTTGGGCCGACCACACCGGTCTCCGTCCAAGAAGCCGAGTCGTTCCTCTCGTCGTTCATGCGGGTTGCGACGGACGGCAACAAACGCGACGTCGAAAACGTCCAGTCCTACGTCGATTCCGTACGGAAAATACCCCACTACGAAACTTTGAACGTACAAACCCTTTGGGCGGCGTTCTTGGTCCTCGGCCAAGTCGAAAAGTCCGAACGAACCCGCCTCTTGACCGACAAGTCGAAGGTTTTCGACTTGTTCTACGAAAACGAATACGTCAAGAGGGTTATTTCCAACCTCCTCCCGCTGAAGGATAAGGACGAAGTCGTAACGAATAATAGTTTAAACATCATCAGAAAACTGAAAGCACAAGTCTACTGTTACGTTCGCTTGATCCTCCTATCCGAATAGTCGGTTTCGATCGAAACCGTTTACTTTTGACTCTCGAAGATCATCATGGTCCACCCCGACGGAACCATCACGAACTCGTACTTTGCCATGCGGTAGTCGAGTTCGACGGTCTTCATGAACGTGTTTATTCGTTTCTTCGTCGTAACCCGGTGCCTGCCCTTGAGGACGTATATTTCTATTCGTTTTGTTTCGTAATAAAAGTCGTCCCCCTTTTCAAGGTGCCTTTCGGGGAGTACGAACGTGACGGTCTCTTCCGTATCAACGACGATCACGGAGTCTTCGTCGTAGACGACCCTTAAACCCCCCGAACTAATGTACCGTGTGTACCTTATTTTTTCGGGTCCGGGCGGGCCCTGTGCGCCTTGCAACCCCACGTGACCCGGAACTCCCATCATCCTCGTTTCCATTTTGCTTTTTTATTAACCAAAGTAAATGTTTGAGGCCATTGCTAACACGTACAAACACTTTGACTTCGGGAAAGTTCATAGAGCTGAAGAAGACCACACGGTTACGGAATCGGGGGTTTGGTGTCACGTCCTTTCGACGAAACGAATGCTCGAACTGCAAGAAAGAGAACAGGAGACCGTCAACTACGTTCCCAACCCCTGCCTCTACGTAAAGTCCTCAATCGAAAAGTCGAGGATTGGGTTTTGCCTCGTCCTAACGGAGGGAGAACTAACGGACGTTTCCAAAAAGATCTGTTCTCATTTTTCTTCCCTCGGACTCCCCGCAAAACGCATCCCCGACTCAACTTTACACCCGAAGGAACGGTTGAGGGCGTTCCGGGAAGCGTCGTTCGTCCTCGCACAGGACTGTTCCCAAGTCCTCTCCCAACTTTCCTTGTGTTCGTCGGGAACCCCGTTCGTTCTCCTCGACAGGCCAACCCCCGTCTTCAAGAACTTCGTCGACCTCGCCAACGTTCCGGAAGTCATGTCGGGAGGGTTAGCCGACCCCGTCTCCGCGGCCAAAGAGATATTTTTTAACCAATTGTTATTCAAGGAACTCGTCGACGCGACCGTGTCCGAGATGAAGAATTTGAGGTCGTGGCAACAGTCGATTCACGCGTTCCCAAGGGGCAACGGAAAACGAGGTTCGAAATCCCTTCCCTTTTGCTTTGGTGTCGCCAACAACGCGTTCGCGGAGTTTTCGTACGGACCGGGCATCTACTTCTCCTTGGAGCCGTACGAAATCTTCGCGAGGAAGCAAGTCGTCATGTGCCCGTGGGTTGGGTACTTCAACTTCGACCCGTTGCAATTCGATTCGTTTCGAGTTAGTCTCGTAACTTGTATGGGGATAATCACGGAAACCCAAGTCCTGGCCGACACGTTGAGACGCCACGTTGGTTCCGTCCCCGTATCTGTACTTCCCCTCGTCCCGTCAGAATTCAAACTCGAAGAGTGGAAGATGAAGGCGAAGATTACGTGCAAGAACGGCGTCGTCGTCTCGTCCGACTTGTCGACCCTGTCCGGGCGACTTTCGAAGACCGAAAAGTACGAGAACGAAATCCTCGTCTTCGAACAACTTCCCGACGACTTCGAAAGTCTGGTCTCACGGGGAGTCCCCTTCGTCTGTCCTGAACTCGAATCGGAAAAACTAAAAGATTACCCGGGCTTTTGCAACACGAAGTTGACGCCCGAGACGGTCGCCAAGTTTCTAACCAAGTCGAAAGTCGAGGAAATCGTCGCATTCCTTGATGGGTTGAGGGCGGAAAACTATTTGGCCAAGTTCCAACGGACTGCCGTCTGGACGAACTGCGCGTAACTTTTCGATCGGAAAGTTCAAATAACATACCCAAGTTTTCTCGCCTTTCTCACGAGTTTTCGAAGACACACACACTTGCCGGGTCTCGCGAGGATTGCAAGTCGTTGTCGGTCGAGGCTTCCATTCAACGAGTATGTTTCGTAGTCCGTTTCGTGTACGATCCAATCGAACGCCTCGGAATTTGACAGTCGTTCGACAGAAGTGGAAGTTGCAACTTCGGAGAAATTGTACGTCGACTCGACGTTTCCAAGTTTTGCGACGACGTTCCAGACGCCAACGTAATCCGGGAAGCAAAGGTCTTGTTCGTACCGACAGGGTGAGTTGTACAAAACTAAAGAATTGGACGAGTAGAAGAACGCCGTATAGACGCCCTGGTTCACGAAGTTCGATTGGATACTTGACGACCCGAGGGTTACCGTTTGGTCCCCCAACGGAGAACAAGAAAACTGGCCGACGAAATCCCTGCCGACTTTCCGGACGAGGGCGGTTCCCTGTGGGGGCAAGTCGTAGCAGTCGTCAAGAATTTGTAACTTGTCGGACAGGACCAACGTGTGCTTGTTTTCGGACTTTAGTTTCACTCGGAAAACCAACTCGCCCGTTGGAGTTCTCCCCTCGATGACGGAGGAGCGAGGGATTGAGGCGTAAGGCGTCGTCTGCGACGGGGTGACGTGCGAGAACAAAAGTTTGGGGCAGTCCACAACGTTGCTTACGTCTACCGTCAACGAAGACGCATTATGGAACCTTATCATTTATTCGTTCGAATAAATCTTATTTTTTGGCCAGTTGGAGTAACGCCCACGCCACGACGAGAATTATCAGGAACGCGAACACCAAGTGGATGATCGACCAAGACGACCGTTCCGAAGTACGGGGGTCGAGTTGCAGGGGAGCGCATTCGTTCCTGTACGAATAGTGGGAAACGTCAGTCGTGTTGTTGACAGTGTCGTACTCGAAAAGATTCGGTGAAACGCCAATTGCCTTAATCGCCCCGTCGTAGATCCGTTCGTTCAGGGTCCGTTCGAGTCCTTTTTTTAGTTTGAATTTCCTTCCGTCGCGCATGTTCTTCTTCCCGAGGATTATGTCCCTTCCGGAAGGTGAGTAGAGGATGGCTTCGAGTCCAAACGGTGAGTAGCAAGAAACGATCGACGTTTGTCCTGCCGAAGAAACGGGTTCGTGCATTTGGCACTTGTCCCCGTGCTTGAACAAGTAGGCGAGGTCGAAGTCCCCAACGGAAATACAAGTTGAAATCGAATCCAAAACGTGCTTTCCCTTGTGGGCGGTTAGAACGCGGTCCGTTAGAATTAGCGTGTGGGCCTCGGGGTTCGACCGCCACGACCTCCTCAAACAGTCCACAATCCTTTCGTCGAGACATTTGGAGTCGGCGGGAACGAGGTCGACGGAGTACCTTCGGTCGCTGAAAACGGAGTTCAAATGCGAAACGTGGGATTTGTAAGGGGCGTCGTGACGCAAGATGAAAACTCGAATCGTGTCTCTCATTTACTACTATACTTCTGTTCAAGAGTTTTCTTCGAAAATGTTGAGGATTGTTGGTAAGATCGCAGGTTCCATCACCACAAAGCACACCGTAAAAGTTCGAGAACTAAAGACCGACTCGAATTATACCGTCATTCTCCCCGAGGGAATGTACTTTCCCATCGTCGTTGGAGACGTAGTTGCCCTCGAGTGCGACCCGACCGACGAGGACCATATCGTTCGTTACTTGAGGACCGTACACATCGTCATGGGCCGCGACAAGAACACGACGGTCTCCCTCTTGATCCGGGCGTTACCCAGGGACGCGTCGTCCGGGAAGAAGGTGTACGCGCTGTTCGATTATTTGGAAAAGGCCCTTCCCTCCTACAAGTGCGAGTGCGTCAACGACCTCTTGAGCTACCTTTCGGAGGCGACGTACAAGAGCAAGGAAGACCCACCCGAGTCCGTCGTGTTTCTTTGCGCCGCCAAAATGGCGGTCAACGGGCGGCCAAGACCCCTCCTGAAACGTGAGGAAGCCATGCACCTTTTGAATTGGTGGACGGAAAACTTCGACATGCGTCGTTTGTACTGCCTCGGGTTAACGTTCAAGGAAATCGACGACGCCGAAATGCGACCCTACGAACTCTACAAGAAGATCGTCGAGGGTCCCTACTCCGTACCCGGAATCTCCATCCAAAAGTGTGGTGACTTGTCCGAGAAGGTTGGGTACCAACCCCGCGTTTACGACGAAGACTACGGGAAAATCCTCAGGGCGGTCTACGAGAACGCGAAGAAAAGGAAGTGGTCGTGTACCCCCGTCCACATAGTCGAACGCAACTACTCGAAACTAACGGAAGAAGACCGGCGGATCCTTACCGCGGATTTCGACCTCATCTTCGTCCATGTTCCCTTCTTCGACACGACCGACACGGCCGTTCCCGACTATTTCGAAGAACGAGTTTATTACAAACCATTCTACGAACACGAACGACGGGTAACGGACTTTTTGGTCTCGAACATCCAAAGGGAAAATACGCAGTACCAAGACCCCGTCTTCTTCGACGATGAGCTCGACGAGTGGCAAAGGAGCGCCGTCTCCATGGTCATGCGGGAGAACGTTTCCGTCCTCTGCGGACCCGCCGGATCCGGCAAGACCCGAACCTTACGAACCATCATCCAAAACTTCGAGTTACAGGGGTTAAGAACGGTCGTCACGTCGTTCACGGGCAAGGCGGTCATCCGGGCACGCCAACTCAACGGAATCGGCAAAGACGCAGCGACCATGCACCGCATCATCTACGGGAGTGGTCCCCAGGAGTTCGACGTCGTCATCTTCGAAGAGTCAAGTATGATTTCAACTTCGCTGTTGTCGGAGTTCATCAAGAAGTTCGAGGCGAAGAAGTACCGCGTCTTATTCGTCGGGGATCCCAACCAACTCCCTCCCATCGACTGGGGATTTTGTTTTTCCGAAATGATAAAATCAAGGTCGATACCCCGCGTTGAACTGAAGGCCATCCACCGAGTTAAAACGAAGGACGGGAAGGACGACGGCATCATCCAGAACACCACCCGAATCTGCACTTGGCCTGCGGACACCGACTTCCTCTTCAAGAAGGCCGAGAACTTCATGGTCTGCCAAGGCGGGCCAGCGGAAATCTTCGACTTGATCGAGCAACACAAGAACGAAGGTGGTCGCCCCGAAGACTTGACCATCCTTTCGCCCTACAAGACACGAACCATCAACGGCGAGAAGTTCGAACAACTCCTCAAACTCAATCAGATATCCCAATTGATCTGGAACGGACAAAGTAGGTTCATGAAGGGAAACGTCCACGATCCTCGCGTCTGGCGAGTTGGCGACCGCGTCATGGTCAACAAGAACGTCTACGACGGAATAGAAATCTTCAACGGACAAGAGGGAATCGTAACCGACGTCGCCGGCGACCACATCGAAGTCGTCTTCGAAACGGGAATCACCCAGAAGACCTTGGAAGACGGAACCATCCCCAAAATCGAGCACGACAACAAAAACGTCACCGTCGTCATCACCTCCGAAATCCAAGTCGACGAAAACCACATCCTCACGAAGTACAACGAAATCGTACGAGTTCCCCTCCCCACCGGAAAGAAAGGGAAGGCCACCCTCAAAGTCTACGGACACGGCGACGAAGGGTCCGGTGCGTCCCTCTCAACCTTGTACTTGGACCTTTGTTACGCGATGACCATCCACAAGTCGCAGGGAAGTGAGTGGAAAAAAGTCGTCGTCACCATTCCCTCCGACGCCCCGACGAACGGGTCCTTCTTGAACCGAAACATGCAGTACACGGCAATGACTCGAGCGTCGGAAACCCTCATCAACGTCGACCCCTGCGGGAAACTACCAACCATCATTGGGAAACGACTCCCCTGGCGTTGCGAATCCCTGTCGAACTTCCTCATGGAGAAACTAGAACGACTTGAAGAATACGTCGAGTTCAAGTTGGAAGAAGTTGACTGCGGACAAGCCGAGGACATGGACGACATGGACTTCTGGTAAACCTTTCGATCGAAAGATTAAACGTAATGAACGGAATCGAGGATGAGGTCGAACCCAACAGAACACGTAGTGATTCCTCGAGAAGAACGAGATCGGATTCTCGTTCGATTTGTCAGTTAGTTTCATCCCAAGAATTCGACAGAAAACAAGAAGGATAGTTCTCGAGAAAGAGGGGAAACTTTTCGACGAAAGTGGCCGGAACCGAACGGAAGAATGGAACCTGACCGGATTTCTTCAGACCATCGCCCGAAACTGATGGTTCTCGTTCGATCTTCTTTCTCGTCTTGTCGGAACGATCGGTTCGACCTCACCAACTTTTGGATTCATCGAGATCGAGAAAACCTTCCACGAATCCCAGAAGAGAACGTGACGACAATTCCATCCCACTTTCCGCCTTCTTTTCACTCGGTAAAATCGACGAAAGAGAGGAAGGATATTCTTCGAGAATAGTGAGTGACTTTCGCGTGGAAATGGTCGCAGAGGATCTCGTCGAAGAGTTTTCGTTCAACCTTCTTTCTCATCTCGTCGGAACGATCGGTTCGACCTTGTCAACTTTTGGATTCAACCAATCCAAGGAAATCCCTCGTGAATCCCGGAGAAGAATGAGACTGGAACGACGTTCCTCTTCCGCCCTTCTTCCCGCACGGTGAAATTGAGAGAAAACGAGAAGAGTATTTCTCGAGAACGAAGGTTGCCCTTGTCACGGAAACGGCACAATCGAAACCCGCCAACGACGCTCGACTTACCTCAGGAAATACATCCATCAGAACGACTAGTTCGACTTAATCGACTTTGGATACATTCAATCCAAGGAAATCCCTCGTGAATCCCAGAAGAGAAGGAGACGACAATTCTGTTCCAATTTCTACCTTCCTCTTTATCGGTGAAATCAACAGAAAACGAGAAAGGTATTCTTCGGTCAACGAATTGTCTTTCCAAGCGAAATCCGACTGAAACGAATCCCATCGAAGAAATCAAACTTCCCCCGAGAAAACCCATCTCCCGGACGACTAGTTCGACTTAGTCAACTTTTGGAACGGTCAAATCAAGGAAACCTTCCATCAATCCAGGAGAAGAACGAGATTGGAATTCTGTTCCGATTTCCACCTTCCTCTCATTCGATGAAATCTAGAGGAAAGTAGAGAGACAAATTTCGGGTGAGGTCAGAACCTTTTCGGGAAGTCCGAGTCAATCGTAACCCGTCAACGACACTCGACATACCTTATGAAATCCGTCCTGTCGGAACGACTAGTTCAGGTCCATCGGCTTTTGTATTGAATAGACACGGAGGAAACCTTCCACCAATCCCTGAGAAGAACGTGACGGCAATTCCATCCCACTTTCCGCCTTCCTCTCCCTCGGTAAAATCAACAAAAAACAAGGAGGACATTCTTCGAGAACCAGATGTACAAATCACGCGGAAATGGTCGAGATGGATCTTGCCGAAAGGTACTCCTTCGACTTTCTCAACTCGCTCGTCGGAACGATCGGTTCGACTCCATCAACTTTCTCTCTCGATCAACCCAAGGAAACCTTCCGCGAATCCCGGAGAAGAACGAGATAGTAACCTTATTCCACTTCCCGTCTTCCTCTCTTCCAGTGAAATCAACGAAAACAAGGAAGACGTTTCTCTCCCAACAAAACTCTTTCTTCAGGAGAGATGATTGAATCGGGTCCCTCCAACAAGACTCGTGTGGATCTTCTTTCTCCTCTTGTCGGAACGATCGATTCGTCCTCGTCAATTTTTGAGCCCATTCAATCCAAGGAAACCTTCCACGAATCCCTGAGAAGAACGAGAATGAAATTTCGTTCCGTTTCGATCTTCCTCTCCTCCAGTGAAATCGACGAAAAACAAGAAGGACATTCTTCGAGAATAGTGGCATTTCTTCTCGCCGAAACGATTGAAACGATTCTCGTCAACGGATCCCCATTCGGCCCTCTTTCTCATCTCGTCCCGACGAGAGGTTCGACTTCGTCAACTTTCTGTCTCAATCGAAGGGAGGAAACTACAGGTGAATCTTTGTTGGAAAGAATCGAACAAATCCTTCAAGGTTTCTGTCTTCCCTTTGACCAAAGAAATCAACAGAAAACAAGGAGGATATTCTTCGAGAACGAGGGGGCATCTTTCATGCGGACAGGGCGGGAGCGGAACTCGCCGAAGCGATCGGGAGAGCGTCCTTCAATTCATTAGTCGGAACGATCGATTCGACATCGTCAACTTTTGGATTCGGACGATCCAAGAAAACCGTCGACTAATTCTTGAGAAGAAGGAGAAGGAAATTCTGACCCACCTTTGGTCTTCCGTTTTGGTCGTCTAACTCGAGAGAAAAGCGAGAAGACGAATCTCGAGTGATGAGAATTTTCCTCCACGTAGTCCGATCCGACTAGATCCCATTGACGGGAACGAGAGGTTCGACTGAGTCAACTTTCGAAATCGACCGACCAGAGAAGAATGAGAATAATATCCCGTCCTGCACAAGTCTTTCGATCGAAAGAACTAGAAGAAGGTTTCGCGGAGTTTAATTCGCAACTCCTTCGGGAACAACAGGGAGTCGAGTGCTTCCCTTAGACACTCCAAGAATTGGTCGGAGGGATCTTCGACTTGCCAAATGGTTCCCTTCTTGGCTGCTTCGTGGATGGCACCGAGTTCACACATCGCCGTTTCGTTGGTTGAAACGTTCCACCTTTCCAACGCGTCGAAGTCGTAGTAACTGCTCGCACAGACGATGAACCGATTGATGTCACACCACTTGTTTGGATAACCAACGTAGAAGTTTGAGAAGAACCACTCGACGAACCCATCGGAACGAGTGACGAAGTCTCGGCGGGGAACGTCAGTGATCTCGACGAAATTCGACTTTTCCCTGATGACGGGATTCCTGGTCACGGGATCGTAACTAAAACAATAGTTTAGCGGACGAAGGTTGATCCTCTTCTTGATTTCGGGGAGGAAGGGAGTCGCGTATTCCCGGAACCAACCCCAACGAAGGTAGTACAACACGATTTTCTCTCCGTCGAGTTTCAAGATCGACTCTCTGATTTGGTCGGGTGACACGTACGTTCCTAGGATTTTCTCTGCGTTCTCGAGGATGGTTTCCGACGGAAGGGTTACGTCGAGCAACTCGTAGAAAACGTCGTAGTCCAAAATTGAATCGTCCAAGACGATGTATTCTTTCCTTCTAATTTGGAACCATTCCTTCGATGAGATGAGCAACTCATTCTTCTCCTTCTTGAATCGATCGATCAAAGTAATTACCGAGATGGGTTCCATTTATTAGAAAAAAGGGTTTCCTTTACGATTCTTCTTCGTGCAATACCAATTTGCACGTTCCAACGCGTCCACCACGAAGTCGAAATCGGACTGACCGAGAAACACACGAAAAGACGTAGTTGAAGATCAACATGTGCGAACGGGATTCCGGTTGTGGAAAGAGTTGGTTTTCAACGATGAAAGGACACTAACCGAGTCCTCTCGTACTATTCCAAGAAATCTCCATCCTTGACTTTCGAGTCGTCCATTCTGACAGAAATGTTGTCCATGGAATCCCTTTAGAGATTACTCCGACCGAAGTAAATAGAAAATGGACAAGAAGGAGGCAATTTTGAGAGCGAAAGAAAGGGCCAAGGTTAAAAGGAAGGAAGACGAAGAGGCGATGAGAAAGGGTTACGTCGCCTTGAGACAATTCATTGCCCCTGTTTTTGAATGCGCGGTCTGTGAGAAGAAAATCGGGGAGTCCTTCGTGAATTGGAAAACGAAGGACGGGAACGTCTTTTCCAGCCACGTCGGCTGTCAGGTTGACGAGGCCAACTATGTGACGAAGAGGTTCTACGAAGAAGGCAAAATCAAAGAAGCGTACGTAAGGAAGGATTCGGGTTGGGAGGCCGTGTCCAACAAAGAAATGAAGAGATTACAACAATTATCAAAAATGTCCGATAATTTTTTTTAACATTTTCTGATCGGAAAGTAAAATGTCGAACAAAGAAGTTGCGGAATACCTTCGCGGAATCGCCAAACTCTACGAATCCAACGCTTCCAAAAGGAGTGAGGCTGGAAGACAGTCCTTCAACAAGACAGCAGTGATTTACAGGAACGCGGCGAACAACATCGAAAGATTTGACAGGGACATCAAAACCGTAAGGGATCTCAAACAGATCAAGTACGTGGGACCTGCCCTCGAAGAAGTGATAAAAGATTACCTCGACGGAAGTCCCGAAAAACAAAAACTCGCAGAAGTCAGACAGGACTTCCTTGAGTCCATCATCGTGAAAAATCTGAAGAACAAACGTTTTATCAACGAGTTGCTCAAGAAAGAATATCCCGCCAAGGACATCCAAAAAATACAAGACGAAATTAAAAGGATCGCGTCAAGTGTCAAGGTTCTCAGCACAGTTCCCAAGGAAGAAATTCTAGTCGCGTTCAAGGCGATGAGACAAAAGGGAAAGGTTGGTTCCAAAGTGTTCGACCAGTACTCCAAAGCGTTAGCCGAAATCTCGGGAGTACCTGGAGACACCCTGTACTTTTCCGACCCCAAAGAGTTGACAAAGGAACCCCTTCCTTCGGACCTCTTGAAAAGGTACGCCGAAAACAAACTCACCGACCAGGAATTGGAGGCTATCGTTGATTATGAAGAGGAACCGTCCGTCGAGGAGGAACCGTCCGTCGAAGAGGAACCATCCGTCGAAGAGGAACCATCCGTCGAAGTGTCCGTCGAAGTGTCCGTCGAGGAAGACAAGTCCGTCGAAGTGTCCGTCGAGGAAGACAAGTCCATCGAAGTGTCCGTCGAGGAAGACAAGTCGGTCGAGGAGGAACCGTCCGTCGAAGAAGAGGAGGAGCCCCAGGAGAAGATTTCTCCCCTCAACAAAGCCCAAATCATAGACCTTCTCACGGCGTTCTATTACGGGTACCGACTTGACAAGAGTCCTAAGGCGAAGAAGTTCGCTGACGCCGAGGAGTTGCTCAAGAAGAGTTCGAAGAAGTTCAAAACGGCGAGGGAGGCGTCTTTGATTTTCCACTATCGCAACCCGTTGATCACGACCGACATGCTAAAGTTGATTGAGTCGTACGAGAATGGAACCCTCTCGAAGAATAAATTGAGAATCCTAGAGCAAGGCCGAAAGGAAATGGAGAGAAGGGACGCCCTGAGGGGAAAGGAGAAGGAGGTCAGTGACACGAAGATTGGCCTCGACGACATGATTAAGTTTTTTACAGCGGAGTCGAACAGATATGCGATGGAGGGAAGTACGAAGGGTGCGTCGGAAAACACGAAGGTTGTCGCCAGACTTCAAAAAGTTGGACAAAAACTGGACATTGACTCTGCCAAAAAGGGATTGGAAACACAATACTACGGAAACAGTATCTTCACGGAGGAGCAGGCGAGACGTCTTGACGCGTACGCAAAGGACCTTGCCAAGGGATCCAACGTCGTCAAGATTTTGGGTAAGCTGGACTGGCTTTCCGAGGAATCCCACGAAATTATCCGAAAGGAGAAACCGGAGACGTTCGAAGAGGCCTCCATTTTGGTCCAGGAATCCACCGACAAAGTCATAGCGTTGTGTGCGAAGGCCTTCACGAAAATTCTAACCCGTGCGGAAGAAGACCGAGTCAAGGAAATCATCAAACTTGGGATTAGGAACGCGAGGTTCAGGGTTGACGACGTAACGATTGTCGTTTCCGGGACGGGAGACGTTGAAAAGGCACTCGATACGTTCACTGGATTCATCCGATCCCAAATCATAGAGGACGGTTCGAAGTATGCGGAAGTCATCTTTCAGTACGCCTCCGACAAGGACCCGTGTCTTGTCCGCTTCGTTAAGTAAAGTTGTCGGTCGACAACTTATTCAAAGTACCTTCTCTTGAGTTCTATCCCAATTACTCCGTAGGCCCGTTCGTCTTCCTCCGAGAACCAACGTGAGTAGACTTCCCACGCCGTTCCGGGGAGATCGGGAAGAAGTCGTTCCCCGCAAACTTTGTACAATTCTTCGAACGTATCGAAGGCCACCAATGAGACGACTTCGAACTCGACTTGGGTTCCGTTCAGTCCCGAACTAAGCAAAAGGACGGTTCCCTCGGAGAGGCCGTCCCACTTTCCCTTTCTCACCCTTCCTTCGACGGTTTTTTGTCCCGACAAGAGGTAAGAGAAGTAAGGTTCCTCGACGTCGCCTGTAATGTAGTTCATTTAGTCGATCGACTATATTCAAAAGGGTTTCTCCAAAAGGTCGAGAACTCTAAGTTCTCCCTCGGTCTTGACCAAACAACGAAAATCGCCCTGACGAAGTAAAAGTTTGAGGACGTCGTACCTTTTGTGGCGGAACAAGAACATGACAGACGTCGACCGGAGCTTCACTTTCGTTAGTAACTTTTCGAAGTAGTCCCCCCCC